TATGAAATCATTTGAAACTATATTTAACAATTGGATAAGTAGTAAAGTTGAATTTCAACTTAAAATAATAGATAACATTGCATCTGAAACGGGAGTTGATCCTGAAAAATGGTTTATTGAAAATTTTTTACGTAGGCATATCGGAGATTATACTGAAGATGATTTTTTAAACGTTCTTCTACAAGAATATATAGGTTATTTATCTAATGAATTTGACAAAATTGTAGGGGTTTATTTAGAAAGTGATAAACATAATATGTATGGAGAACCAATATATGACATATATATAACATTAGAATATGATTTTGATAATAATAATATTTTTATTAATGAAGAGTACGGAGAAAGAGTTGATATTGAAAAAGTCATACAATCAGTATCTCTTAATAATAGATCTGTGTTGATGAAAAATAAATTATTTTCATATATCATTAATAAAACAAATTTAAATATTTTTTCTAAAAAAGATATAAGAGCATTAAAATTGAAACAATTAAATGAAATATAAAATTAATGATATTGTATTGCTTAATAATGATATTAAATTAAAAATAATAGAAATTGGTGAAATTTCATTGTATTATGTAGTAGTATATTTAACAGAATCACGTCGCACTTATATTGATTCTGAATATTTAGATTATAATTCATATCTAATAGATATTAAATATTTAAGAAAAGAAAAATTAAATAAATTATATGAAATATAAAGTAGGAGATATTGTAGTTGGAAACATTGTAGTTGGAAACATTTTTAAAATCGAAATTATAAGTATTTTGAATAATGAATATGAATATTGTCTAACATGCAGGTCAAATAAAAAAATTACGAAATGGTGCACGATATCAATTGATAATTATACTAAATTAGATGATCAATATCTTAGAAAAGAAAAATTAAAGAAATTATATGATACTTCAGCAGTGGTTAAATAGTCAAGATTTTTTAGAAAAAGATCAATTTGAAAAAAGAAAAATATTAAAAAGATGCATACTTACAGATAAATTTTGTATAATAGGTAAAACTGTTATATGCTTTGAAACTGAACGGTATTGTAATGAAAACAATAAAAGATATTATGATCCATCAATTAAAGGATGTAATTTAACTATTGGTAAATCATATAATATATTAGATCATAATATTGGTAAAATAAAAGTTTTAAATGATAACAATAAAAAAGTATGGTGCACAATTAAAAGATTTATATATTCAATAAAATATGAGAGAAGAGATAAATTAAAACAAATTGATAACGAAGAAAATGATATATCAGATAAAAAATTAATTTGTGTTTTATGCGGGCAAGAATGGGGAGTAGAAAATAAGTTTACAAATACTTGTGAAAATATCGAATGTAATGGTTTCTGTACTTGGGGATATTCTCCTATGAAACCAGAAAGTTTTACAATTGATGATAACGGATTTTGGCATTTAAAACCAATTCCGAAAGATTTAAATAATTTATAAATAATATATTATGCTAGATAAAAAATCAACAAGTCTTATTAAAAATTATGCTATTAGTACTGGTAAAAAAATAAACGTAAAAAGTGGTAGATGTAGATATAATTTTAGATGCCAAATGAATGCTGTTAATGATGCATTAAGTAGCAATCAATCGACATTAGGAATGTGCATATGTATAAATGATGACTCATGTTTTATTCATTTTATTAATATATCTAAAAATAATACATATATTGATAATACTTTAGGACAATGGTCAATTAAATATAACTATTATTTAGTAAAAATAATTGATAAAAAAGATTTTTTAAATATAAATGATATATTTACTCAATATAGAAAAGAATTACATCAAAAATTACCATTATATTTAAGAATGATAAATACAGTAGAATTTTAAATGATTATAGATAAAGGATGGGGATATTGGAATTTAAAAAACTCTACAATATTTGATGATATAGCATATTATCTATTTGTACAATATTATGTACATGACTACAAAGATTCTCAATTATATATGTCAAATATGGAATATGAGCCACCTAATCAAAAATGGTTTTATTTCAGGAAACTTTATTATGAAAAATATTACAATAAAGCAAATATTATATTAAGAAAAGAAAAATTAAATAAAATAAATGAAACTATAATAGAATAAGTTAAACAATAAAAATTATAATATTATGATAGTAGTACATAAAAGTGAAAAATACGGAGATTATTACGGAGAATTAGTTGAGTTTGATTACACTACATCCATGAATATTCTTGATTGGAGTAGTAGAGATACCGCAATTTTCTGTACACTACTTGTTAATTTTGGAGTATCAGAAATTCTTTTTGATATGGAGTCAAAAAAAGATTATACTTGTACTGTATATATTGAAACAACAGAAAAAACAGACTATAAAAGTCTAATGATGTTAATTTTTTCAAAACATCCAAGTGAGTTTTCAGAAGAAACTACTAATCATTTTAGATTGTGGTTTGAATAAAAATAAATAAATAAATAAATAAATATAATATTATGTCAAGTGTTACAGAAAAATTAGAAGAATATTTAGAGTTTTTAAAAACTCCTGAGGGTGAAGAAAGTATTCGTGAGTTCCGAGAAAAATTACAATTAGAAGATGATCAAAATAATATTAATATCGAAAGAATTAAAAAAATGTTCAATGATCAAGAAACTTTTGATTCTTTAGTCAATAGAATAATAAGCAAAAATGGAGAAGAATGGAGGGACAAATGTTACAAAAATGGTTGTACACCATATCCAACTCAACTATTATACTCATTGTTTGATTTAGCAGAAAAAGAAGGAACTGAAATAACAGAATCTATTGATGATTTTACAAGTCATTTTCCGTCTGATATCTGTGAATATAACGGTTGGCAATTTGCTTTGACATATGGTCAAGGTACATGTAGTAGTATATACTACAATAAAAAATTAATGTATAGAGATTGAATTCAATTAAAACAGTAAAATCAAGATATAGTATAACTACAATATCATCAAGTTATTATAATACACTTTCATCAAGTTATAATACAAATGACATTATTTCTGGTTCAACTGGATTATTAGAGCAAGGTTATATATTTGTTCCTTATATAATGTCTACAACAACATCAATTATTACTGAATCAAGAGAATGGAAGATACAGAGATTAAGAGAAAAACGGATAGAAAAACTTAATAAATTAGGTTGGAATGAATAATAACGGTTGGAATCAAGGTGATGAAATAGTATGTATAAATAATAGTAGTTATCCAAATATATTAACTATTGGAAGATCATATAAAATTATTGGAATTCATTGTAATACTAATATTAATAAATATCAAGTTATTATTCAATCAAATAGTAATAGTTATACATTAACTGTATTTTGTGATTTGTTTTTATCACTCAATGATTTTAATAAAAAACAAAGACTTGATAAGTTAAAAAAACTTAATAAATTATGCAATATAAATATTCAATAGATGATAACGTTATCTGCATTTTAAATGATAATGGATATGAAAGATATTTAACAATTGGAAAAACATATAAAGTCTTATATGTTTATATTGGAAAAATAACTAAATTAGAACATATATATGTTAACTCTGATATAAAGCATCAAGATATTAAACCATTAAGTAGTCAATTTTTAACTATTAATAAATTTAAAAAATTTCAAAGAAAAGAAAAACTAATTAGATTAAATCTATTATAACAATAATAAAAATAAAATAGTATATGAAGATATTAAGAAAAAATGACACTTTTAAAAAATTACCTGATGGAAGTATTAATGAAGTTGTTAGTATAAAATCTTATATTGAACAAGGATGGAAATATTGTTCGAAAAAAGAATATAAAGATTTTTTCAAATCAGGAGTTTCAGAGAAATTAGAAGAAAAGAAAATAGAAAAAGCTGAAAATAAAGAAAAAAAGAAAGAAAAAAAGAAAAATAAATGATTTTAGATATAATCAAATATGATGATTCTAACTCAGGTAAATTACGAAAAATAAATGTAGACGTAAAAAAAGAAAATCCTTTTTTAATTTCTTTGATTAAAGATATGTTTGAAACTATTAATTATCATAATTTTGAATTTGGATTATCTGCGCCACAAGTTGGACACAATTTAAATTTATTTGTAATTAATAATCCTGATTTAAAAGAAGTATTTATAAATCCAGAAATAAAACTTGATGGATTTCTTATACAAAATAAAGAAAAATGCTTAAGCTTTCCTAATTTAGAATTTCCAATTAATAGAAGATCAATAGTTCATATTAAATATTATGATATTAATTGGAATTATAAATTATCTACATTTAAAGATTTAAATGCCATCGCAATTCAACATCAATTTGATCATATTAACGGTAAATTAATAATATAAAATATAATGAAAGCACCAAACGAAATTAGCGTAATTTCAATTAACAATAAAGAAGACGTTTTAAAAACAATTGAACTTTTTAACAAAATTGGAATTAATGTATTTAAAGATAAACTATCAAAGAATTGGTTTATTTTGTCCGAAGAAGAAATAACAAAATGTTTTCTAATATCAGATAATGACGGTAACTGGAGACTACAATCTCATTTTTTAACAGATGGAATATCAGTTAAACAATTAGAAGAAATTATTAATACAGTATTATCAATAAATGAACAAATTAAAAATGATATTGGAAGTGTGAATAATTTAAAAAATGAACTTAAAAAATTTAAAAAATCAATTAAAGAATTTGAAAATAAATTAAATTCATTATAATATGTTTAATAGGAAAAAGAAAGAAAGAAAAAGAAAACTAAAATATGAAGAATTAAATAAATTGTTCAGGATTAAACATGGAATTATTTGTAATTGGCGGAACAGAAAATATTCTTATCCTCCAGATACAATAGAAGGAAAAAATTTTCATAAAAATTTTTATTATTTTTTTGTACAGGAATATGGTAATTTTTCACATTCTTTCAATGAATTTGCTTGTGTTAATTATGCTTTTGATCCAAAATTTGATCATTATCCAGTTGAAAAACTAAAAGAATTATATGATAAGATTGAAATAACTTTTCCTGAACCATTTATTCAAATTAATAGATTAAAAAAACTGAAATATATAAATTCTGTTAAATATGAAGAAAGGTGATAAAATTACTTATATGAGTAACGATATTTGTATTTTCGATAAATATAAAACATATACTATTATTAATATACACAAAGATATTATAACAAATGTGAGTTATCTTGATAATTATAAAAATTTATGTTATATAGTTTGTAGTTATACTATGAATAAATTCATAACATATAATCAATATAGAAAATTAAAATTAAATAAAATTAATGAAAAAATATGTTAGTAAAAGAATTAATAGAAAAAATAGAAGAATTAAGAGTAATATATCCTAATATTGATGATATTGAAATTGGACCACTTTTTGATGATAGTGCAGTGATGATGATTAGTGATTTGACGATAGAAGAAGGAACAGGATGGGAAACTGACGATGCAATTGGTATAATTTGGAATTGTTAAGTTTTTATAAAAAAAAATAAATATTAAATGTTAGAGGAAATTATAAATAATTATCCAGATGAAGAAATATTATCTGCTGATGGATTAGATGATGCAGTTATTGGACTTGAAATAAACTCAATGAGATTGATATACTCAGTATCAAAATGTATTGAAATATTTATAAATGACGGCATGACAGAAGAAGAAGCAGAAGAATATTTTGAATATAATACTGCTAACGCTTATGTGGGTGATCATACACCAATATGGTGCTACGATGATTTTTAAAAATAACAATATTATGAAAAAATGGACAGATTTATTGGTAGGTGATCCAATATATATTTTAAAATATGTTAAAAAAATATAACTAGTTTTATTGAAACAAAATGTGAAGGATTTGATAACATAGGTTATGCAATTGTTATTTATTATTATGTTGAGAGATTAGCAAATGATAAAGATTTTGAAGGTAAAGATTCCGTTACAAAAAATTTAAATAAAAATATAAAAAAGTGTAAATAAAATAAACTTTTTTAAAATATTATACTATTAAATATAATTAAACAAATAGTTCTTTGATGTCATGATAAAATGGTTGTTAGTTAAAAACTTAACTAACGTAAAATCATAAAAGTAATAAGTTTGATTAAAAATCAAACTGAAACTTTTAATCTTTATACATATCAATAATATTGATTACAGTAAACATAAAACGATTAATACACTTTTAAATACATCTTAACAACGGACTATAATAATTCTTAAAAATGGTTGTTCGTTATGTAGTTTAAATAATTAAAAGCGACTACGATTTCTTTAAACTATAGAGAATAGTGTGTTCGGATAAAGAATTTCATCAAACGAAATTCAAACGTCACAGCAAGTACAAATTTGTATAAGTTTAAGTTGACGGTACTGGATTATATTTTCCATTATATAAAGCAGATATAGATAGTTCTAAAACAGAAGATAATAATAACTATTACTTTTGCGATATTGATGCTGTTATAGATGAAATGAATGAATATGAAAAAGATTTAAATGATTTAAAATCTAAATTTAATAAATTATTTGATACTATAATTGATATAAAAAATAAATAATTTGATTTGATGTATATTTTTTGTTCAATTAAATATGATGTTCATTGTCAATGAAGTTAATATTATTTTGAACAAAATATTTTTTATATCAAGATATTATTGTATATTTGCAAAAAAATTATGAAAGATAAAAAATCAGAAGATATATATTCTAATTGGGTTAAAGATTCAGGAATAAAAGATTTGACTGGTAATCAATCAAATTTTGTTAAAATGATTATTTTAAATAGAAAATATATTTGTGAAATAGGAAGCTTTAATAAAATATTTATTAGCATTTATAAATATTTGAAGAATAATCGTGAAAAATTAGAAGATTGAAATATGAAATCTAAAAATTATAAAATAGGTGAAAAAATAGTTTGTATAGATAATTTCACATTATATTCACCAGATACAAAATTAAGTAATATAAAATTATTAGAAATAGGTAAAGTGTATACTGTTAGTAGTGGTTATTACACTAATGAAGAATTGGGACTTAATGAAATATCTCACCATTTATTCAATAATAATAGATTTATAAAAATTTCAGAATTAAGAAAATATAAATTAGAAAAATTAAATGAAATATAAAGACTATAAATATGGTACTAAAATGATTTGCATTGATAATTATTCACGATATTCTAGTATAGAATTAGGCGGTTCTATCTCATTATTAAAAATGGGAGAAACCTATACTTTTAATTCTATTAATAGTTATGGTGAAATTAATTTTAAGGAATTTCCTAATGCACTTTTTAGAAAACAAAGATTTATAGAATATTCAAAATTTAGAAAATATAAATTAGAAAAGTTAAATAATATTAAAAATCCATCTGTTTAAGATGGATTTTTATTTTTATATATACCAATAAATAAAAATTTATTTATAATGAAAATATATAGTTTTGATGAATATTATCACATGAAATTACAAGCAGATATTTATTATACTAATATGATGAAAGTTTTTTATGATTATATAACTACTAATGATGAGTTTATAAAAAAACATGGTCCTATTTCTATAACAAGAGTTGAAGATATATCAAAAAATAATTTTAGATCAGGAGGATATATTATAAATTATAGAGCTAAAGATTATTCCGTTAGAAAAATTAATATAACTGATGAAGAATATAATGATATGATTAAATATATGAAAGATCCAGAATTATATGACTCAGTAAAAAAATTTAATTTATAATGAGTAAAAAAGTTAAAGATTGGAATGCATTTATTTTAGAACAACAAAATATAGAAAATTCAAAATATTCAATATTTGATATTGATGATAATTTACTTATTATGAATACGCCTTTACATTTTCAACATTTTGAAAATGGTAAATGGACAAATAAAGATGTCTCAATTCAAGATTTTTCTAAAATACGTTCTAAATATCCGACAAACTATATTGACAACAATGAATGGAAAGCAGATACTAAATATACATTTTCTGAATTTAGTGATAATGGGACAAGAGTAGATAACGCACTTGTCTATGATATTAAAAAAGCAATAAATAATAAAAATTTTGGACCATCATGGGAATCATTTTTAACAACTCTAAAAGAAGGTAGATTATTCTCTATTATAACAACAAGAGGACATGAACCTAATACAATTCGTTCAGCAGTTAAATATATAATAGATAGTGTATTAGATGAGAATTATAAAAATATTATGCTTACAAATATTCAAAAATATAATCAACTATTCAAATTTGAATCAACTGATCAAATAGAAAATTATTTAGATTGCTGCTATTTTATTGGATTAATGTCTCAAGCATTTAAAGATGAATTTTATTTTACTCCAACAATGAAAACAAAAAATCAAGCTATACAAGATTCTACTAACAAATTTTCAAATTACGTTAAAGAAATTTCACCTGGTGCAATAGATAAATTTATGAGTTTGGAAAAATCATTAGATTTTCCAGAATTTTTTATGATATCTAATTCTAAAAGTTAAAAAATAATATTTTCATAAAAAATATCTTGAATAATTTTTTTATTCAAGATATTTTTTTTATCTTTGTATTCTATAAACAACATAAAAATATAAAAATATGACTTTATCAGAAATTTATAAATTGTTAGATAATAACAAATTTAACGAAGCTTCAATCGAAGTTAAAAAACTAAATCAGAAATATCGTAATGGAGAACCTGAAATAACTGATCCTGAATATGATAAGTTGATTTTAACATTTCAAAAATTAAATCCAGATAATGAAATATTTGAATCTGGCGTTATTGAAGATAGTGAAGATGTAAATCCAGATAGAAAAGAATCTTTGAAATATCCAATGTATTCATTGGATAAATACCATACAATTGAAGAAATTCATAAATGGTTAAAAAATAAAGGACTACCTTTAGAAACAGAATTAGTCTGTACATCAAAATATGATGGAATGTCAATCCTTAAAGATGAATATAACCAACTTGCTTGGTCAAGAGGTGACGGTATAACTGGGGAATCAATGCACTTGCATTACACTAAGCTTAGAGATAAAGGAGAACGAATTAATTTGTTCACTATTGGAGAAATGATTTTTCCAAAACCAGTTTTTAATAGTCATACCTTTTATAGAGACAACGGAGAACCATTTAAAAATGCTCGTAATATGATCGCAGGACTTAAAAATTCTGATACACCATCAGAAGATTTAAAATTTGCTAAACATATTCGTTATGGATATGCAAGTGAAGATTTCACTCAAGATAAATCTGAACAATTAAAATTTATTAATGAAAATTTTTCTGATGTACCATATAAAATATTTAAAGCAAAAGATTTGGACTTTGATGAGTTGAATGAAATATTTATTGAATGGGGTAAAGAGTATGATATTGATGGACTTGTTTTTGATATTAATGATAAAGATATCAGAAAGAAACTTGGAAGAGAAACTAATAATAATCCTGCATATGCAAGAGCATATAAAAATCCTCAATGGTCTGAAACCGCTGAAACAACAATTCTTGAAATTGTTAAAGAAGTCTCTAAGCAATCCTATCTGAAACCAGTTGCTCTCATAACTCCTGTGTTATTGGATGGCGCTCTTATATCTAGAGTGACATTAAATAACTATAAGTTTGTAAAAGATAATGGCTTGGGTATCAATAGTTTAATAGAAATTACACGCAGCGGGGGTGTCATTCCTAAGTTGATTAGAGTGTTAAAATCAACTGGATTTGAAATGCCAACCTTTGGATCATCAAAAGTATTTTGGAATGAAACAGGTGTAGAATTAATGGTTGAAGGAACTGAAGAACAAGAGATAAAAAAACTCATTTCATTCTTTGAAATTCTTGGTGCTGAAAATGTATCAGAAGGTATAATTAATCAATTATATAATGCTGGGTATAAAACTGTTAAACAAATACTAGAATTATCAAAAGAAGATTTAGAATCATTAGACCGCTTTGGAGATCGGAAATCATCTATAGTTTTTCAATCCATACATAAAGCAGTTACAAATGTTAAATTATCAAAATTGATGCACGCTTCAAATTTCTTTAAGAATCTTGGTAGTAAAAAGATTGAATTGCTGATGCATCTTGATTATAAACCATCACTTGATGAAATTTTAGCAATCAAAGGATTCTCAGATAAATCAGCACATGCATATCTTGATGCTTATGATACTTTTTATGAATGGCTTCAAGACAAACCTCAAATAACAATTGAAACAAAACAATTAAAAAATAATATTATGAAAAATAAAGATTTAGAAGGACAAATTTTTGTATTCACAGGCTTTAGGCTTAAAAAAGGTAGTGAAGAAGAAAATTTATTTATTAAACATGGTGGAAAAGAAGGGTCATCAATTTCAAAAAATACAACACATTTAGTTTGCAGTGATATTTCAAGTTCAAGTTCCAAGATGAATAAAGCAAAAGAATTCGGTGTGAAGATAATGTCTATTAGTGATTTTTATGAAATGCTTAAAAACTTATAATGATTTTTTACTTTTTTTCACATAATCTTTTATATTATTCTCCAATAGTTCATATAACCAACCTTTTTTATAGGCTGAGTTATATGCACCAGGAGCATTTTTTCTAAAATCACCGTGAGTTTTATATTTCCTGATTTCTTCTAAACATTTATCATATGTCCAATAAAGTATTATTCCGCCTATTGAACCTGTTTTGTTTTTATTTAAAGCTTTCCAATTGTTAGTTTTATATTCATTTAAGATAATTTCTTCCATTTTTACAGCATCTTTAACATCTAAATAATCACTTTTTATTATAAAATTAGGTTGAATATTTGTATTCTTTATATATTTATAAATAGAATCTTTATCATCATTTAAATGTTGATAGTGTCGTCTATTTAAATCACATGTCAATCCAACATAACAAGTATTATCGGAAAATTCATAAACATACAATGCTCTTTTATAAAAATTTGGCATTTTTTTCATATGTTCTAATAATTCACTCCAGCCATTATTATTTATTCTATAATAAGCGCCACCATTATCTTTTCTGAAATCTTTTAAATTGTCATATTTTAGTGCAACATCTTTACATTTATCATATGTCCAATAATTGGGTGGTTTTTGTTCTCTCAATTTTTCAATTATATCTAACCAACTATGCCTATATATAGCATCAACTGCTCCAGGATATTTCTTATTGAAATCTTTTAAAGTTTTAAATTTTTTAGAATATTTTTTGCACTCATCATATGTCCATTCATTTTTAATCTTACATTTCATATTATTAAGAATATCGTACCATTTATTTTTAAGTATTGATGTGTATGCACTTGAAGAATATTTTTTTAAATCATATTTATATTCATATTTTAGTGATTCTTCTACACATTTATCATACGTCCATATTTTTGCATTTGGCATATGATTTAATAATTCGTTCCAATTATTTTTAAAAATTTTCCTATATACAGCCGAATGGTTTTTACTTAATTCTGTTCTATTTGAATAATTAGATGCAATATTTTTACATTCATCATAAGACCATCCACCAATTTTTATAGTATAAAAGTCTTCAAGTAAATCGTTCCATTTATTATTTAAAATAACTTTATATATCCATTTGTTTTTAAATTCTGCGAGTTTTTTATATTTGGCTAACTCTGTTTTACATTTCTCATAAGTAGTACAGTATCCGTTAATTTTTCTAATATCAATAAAATGTTTCGCCAATTCTATCCATTTATTTTTATAAATCAAGTTATATGCTGTTCCATATTTTTTTCTTAGTTCTTCTTTAGTATTACATTCTAACGCAGCTTCTTTACATTTTTCATATGTCCAATATCCATTTGGTTTCTTCATATTTACAATTTTATTTTTTTAATTCTATCATCTGTATATTTTACATTAAGATCATTATATACCAGCCATTCTATATACTTTGATTTATTTGAAATTAGTTTTAGCATTAAGTTATCTAAGTCTTTATTTACCGTTATTCTTATATTTACTTTTTTATCCATGATATTTTTTATTCTATATATAAATATATTAAGGTCATAAAAATGATTTTTTAGTGATTTAACAAACTATTTTAAAATATTTTTATATTATAAATAAAAACTATGTCGAGACACAAATTATCAGAAGATATTAAGAAGCCTAAAATAAGCATAACATTAAATAGAGATTTGGATGTTATTTTACAAGATTATATAAAAGAGAATGATTTAAGTCGTTCAAAATATATTGAAAATCTCATAAAGAGTGATATGGAAAAACGGGGATATAAAATAAAGGAAGATTTTGAGAAATAAATTTGGTAGGTATAAATAAATATATTATCTTTGTTGATATAAAAATAAACAAAAATATTGAACAATTAATTTGGTAATTAGAAATAAATATATTATCTTTGTTGATATAAAAATATAATTATGGGTTGGGGAACAGATTTTACAGCAAATGTATATCTTAATAGAATGTCTTTTGAGGCTATTGAAGATGTAAGAAATAAAATTGATGAGAATATTAATGTTATTAATGATGCAAAGCAAAAAATAAAAATGTTTGTATCTTCTACTCCTATTGGTATTATACCAGATGAATGGAAAGAAGAGCCAATTAATTGGCTAAATTCAGAAATTGATATTTTATTTGAAATAATAGATGAATCAATTAAAGAAAATGTAATACTATATCAATATGTTAAATATTTAGAAAATAAATCTAGTTTATAATAAGAAGTCTGCCGATTCAGGTTAAGATATACATATTTGGAGGGTGCACCCCCGCTATCAGAGATAGAAGACTACTTATTATAAACTTATTATAAACTTATTGTTTTTCTTTTAGTATATAAGAAAAAATTAAATTTATGAATTATAATATAATAGTTTATCTTGATGATGAAACAGAAATAACAATACCTACTGAGTATGAAAATGAATACACATTAAGGCAAAATGTGACAGGAATAGGAAATAATGGAGTATGGCAACAATTTGATAAAGATTTCTTATTTATACCATCACATAGAATATTAAAAATCGAAGTAAAAGAAGATAAAAAATAAAAAATAAAATATGAAAAAAAAGGAATATAAAATTCAAATGACTCTTTCAATTGAATCGGAAGACGCTGATTATGAAAGAGTAGAACAATATGCACAAGAACTTTCAGAAAGTATTATGCAGGATAATACATTAGTGTATGATGATATAGAAATTGTAGAAACTGTAGTATCTGATGTACAAGATCTTAATGATGATGAAGATATCAATAATTCATATAAAGAAGACGACGAAGAAGAAGGATATTAATTAAAAATATATTAAACAATAAAAAATTATAAATAAAAAATTATGAACATTACAGAAAAATTATCAGAATTAACTGATCCAACAACTGAAAATCAAAAAGAATTTCTTAATGAGGTTAAAGAAATTAAAATTTTTGATCTTAGTGAAACTGACAAATTAGCATTAATTGATTTCCTTTGTGAAAAAGCTGATCAAGATTTAGCTATTGATTATCTTTATCATGTGTTGGATAATGAAATTTCATATCCAATTGATGATGAAAAAGTAAAATCTCTTTTCTCAGACGAAAGAATGCAGAAATTGAAAGATGTTATGCTATCACAACTTAATGATGAAGAAGAAGGAACAGAAGTTGAATCTGAAGATGAAACAACAGAAGCCTAATTAAAAAATCATTATAATAAACCTATAATTATCAAGTGCATTATACAATTTACTTGATAATTATAGGTTTATTTAAAAAATATTGAGTTTCCTTTGGTAATTCAAAAACTTTCCTTATCTTTGTATCTAATCAATTAAATAATAACTAAAATATTAAATTATGCAGAAAAACGATTTCAAAAACTACGCTACTAAGCATTTACGTATGAATTCAACAGTGGTAGATAATGCAATAAAATATCAAATTAAGAATTATGGACTAACCCCTATGATATTAGAAGAAAGAAAATTAAATGTTACACAATTATCTGTGTTTGATAGATTGCTTTTAGATAGAATTTTATGGGTCTCTGGAGAAGTAGATGATGTTATGTCAGATATTATTCAAGCACAATTGTTATATTTGGATAATGCAGAACCTGGAAAGGATATTACAATGCAAATTTCAAGTCCAGGCGGGTCAGTTATACAAGGACTTGGTATCATTGATGTAATGAACTGGATTAAGTCTGATGTGTCTACAGTCAATTTAGCAATGTGCGCGTCAATGGGGTCTGTTCTACTTTCTTCTGGTGAAAAAGGTAAACGTTCATCACTAATTAATGCTACCGTTATGTTACATCATGTTGCTGCTGGAACTAGTGGTAAAGTAGATGACACTCGTATTAGTCAAATGGAGACTGAAAAATATAATTTTTTATTATTCAAGATTCTTTCTCAAAATACTGGAAAGCCGTTTGAAGAAATCCACAATTTTTGTCAAAGAGATAAATGGTTAAATTCAGATCAAGCAGTACAATATGGTTTGATCGATACTATTATTGGATTAAAAGATGATAATTCAAATTCAATTACCACTATGATGGATGGATTTAATGATTATTATGATAAATATGTATTAGATAAATAAAATTATTATGACTGAAAAATTAGATAACTATTTAGTTAAAAAATATCCAAAAATTTTCATAGATCGTTATGAAGGTATGACTAAGACTGCAATGTGTTGGGGATTTGAACATGGTGATGGTTGGTTTTGGATATTAGATCAGTTATGTTATTCTATTCAAAATTATATAGATAATAATAACGAATATAGATCTGATGATAAAAAAATCTCTCAAGTTGTTGCAACTCAAGTTAAAGAAAAATTTGGAACTTTAAGTTTCTATTTTAATGGAGGCGATGAACAAATAGATGGTATGGTAAGATTTGCTGAAAATATGTCTGCAAATACTTGTGAATTTTGTGGATCAACTGAAAATATTGGATTTACAAAAGGATGGATATCAACAATTTGTAAATCTTGTTATGATAATTCAGACGATAGAATTAAAAATAGAATATGGTCTGAACATAAAAACAATCTATCTTATAGTGATACAATAAAAGCAGTAAGAAAAATTAAACTTGATAAAATAGACAACATTAAAAAAATATAAGTCTTATAATCTATCAATGATATTATAGAATTTTAATCAATAATATAGAAAAATATTATATTAAACTTTATTTTATATTATTTATATATAGTACAAAGATACAAATATATTTTGATTAAACCAAATAATTATTGAATTTAATGATCAAATCTTATAAATTTATCACCAACGCAAATGATATTAAAACAAAACACATTCAGGATAAATTATATCCAGAGTGGCGTAGAGTAGCTGAAGTGTTAATAAATAAACATATGAATCATTACTATAAATATAATTCAATTTGTATTGATAACTCGCTCTACAAAGACGTTTATACATTTCTAACTGAACGTTATAAAGATGCAATAAATAGACAAGTAGTTGGATTGTTTAAATCTAAAGTCAGTAATTTCAAGCGTAAATTCAACAAGATTGTACTATCAAGTAACTTAAGTAACGAAATAAAGAAAGATTTATGTTTAGTAAATAAAAGGAATTTATTTTTCATTAATGAAGACATTCATGGTAAAAATCACAAGGTAAATTACGAAACAATTAAACTTGGTCGTTGGATATTCAAGAACTTCTTTGGTAAATTACCATCATGCAAAAATATTAACATGGTACTTCAGTATAAAATTGCCGTCATTGAAACACCAACTGGCTTAAATTCTAATATAAAATATGTAATTAAATTATCATCAGGAAAAAAAAATATCAAAGGTAAATTTTATTACATTCCTTTACTAAATAATAAATACGCTGACAAATTTGAAGGTAAACTTAATACTTCTTGTACATTAATATTCAAAGATCATAAATTCAATAGTGTATTGATAACTAAAGAATTAGATATTATTAAACCAGAATTAAGTAAAGTTAAATTATCGTTTGACATTGGATTAAATATTCTGTTAGCAACAAATAATGGAGAAACCTACGGTAAATGGTACTTGAAAAAGTTAAAGAAATTAGATGATCAATTAATGATATTAACTAATCATTTGAAAGAAATTCATGGTAAGTATGTAAAGTTATCTGAGTTTAGTGAATATAATAAATTAGTTAATATGATTAGAGATTTCAGTAAAAACGAGATCAATCGGATATTTAATAAAATTTATAAAAAATATAAACCAGAAACCTTAATCATGGAAGATTTAGATTTTAAAGGTAGTAACATTGGCAAAAAGAATAATCGTTTACTCCATAGATTTGGATTAAGTATTATCAAGAGTAAACTTAATCAATTAAAAATAGATTACGGAGTTAAAATTAAATTTATTGATGCAGCTTACTCAAGCCAGACTTGTAGTAAATGTGGATATATAGACAAAAATAATAGAAAATCACAGAAAGAATTTGAATGTCTTTGCTGTGGTAAAAAAATAAATGCTGATGTTAATGCAGGTAAAACATTATATAATTTCGAAGAACGTTTCGGCGAAAAATTGTTTTACACAGTTAATGACAGGAATAAGAAAAGAACCCTTTTGATCAATGATTTTATTGACAGTAAGGTATGGACGGATAATGAGAGGCTTATCCAAGCATTAAATAATAATCCTTACAAAAAAGATTATTATTTAATACTCCGTGAAAAATTATAAAATTATAAATATTTATATAATTTTCTATATTTTTTACAACTCTCCTGACTTATATCAAAAAATATAATCTAAATTAAAATTATAAAATAATTATTATGAGTTATGAAGATATATTAAATGCAATAGAACAATCTAAAGGAAGTTATATTGAGTTAATTATGGATTCTATCAGTAAATCTTTTTTAATAATGATCAAAAAAGATTTTATTAAATTTGGATATAGAATAATAATAGGCACAGAATATTTATCAGATATCGAAAAATTAAATAATTTCATAAAAAATATTAATGAAAAAACAATAATTTTTTTTGATAGTATTTTTGTTCCAAAAAATAATGTAAAATTAAATTTATTTCTTAATTCTAGTTGTATTATAATATTTTTAAGTAAATACTCTAATAGTAAGCATAATTTTAATTTTAATTATACATTATCATTTATGACATCATTAATAATATCAATAGTATCAAATAATTTAAGAGTATTAAAATCAAGATATACAAATACATATAACAATGAAATTTTAAATATTACCATATTATTAAGAAAAAATAAATTAGAAGAACTTGAGTATAACATAAAAAATAATAAAATATGAAAAACGTAAAAGAATTTGTAGAACAATTAGTTAAAATTGAGTTGATGGACGGTGAAGAATGTTATGGACATTATCCATTTCAATTATTTGTAGAAACCAGTGATGGTAAATTTGAAATGAATGCATTAGCATTGGGAGGAGATGTTGAATCTTGTTATAATAGAGCTAAAAAATATTTTAATGAAGGTGCAAAAAAAGTATTTATGTCATTAGATTTTCCTGAATCAATAGACATTAATAATGATTTTGTTTGTATATACTCTATTGTAGATGGTGAATTTGATGTGTATGCAATTCCATATAATTTTGAAACAGGAGAAATATATGATGAGATTCATGAAAGTGAAATATTGGATAAAATACTAGAAGATTTTAAATCAATTTGTTTAAAATAAAAATAAATTCCTGAAGTTATAAAATTTCAGGAATTTCTTTTTTTAATACATTATATATGTGATAATGTTTAATTCTCATCATAGCAACATTTTTTATTTCATTTTTCCAATTTGTATTCGATAAAACTTCAATGATTCTACTTTTCAATTTATCATTATGTATAAATATTTTATATTCTCCAGCATATCTTTTATCATCTTTTGATAATATTTTTCCTGCACATCCTGATCCCCAATATACCATTCTCAAATCAAAATTATCAATATCATTATAGCCTTTATAAGTTTCTCTTATTATAGTCAAGTCCTTCATTTTAAAATCAGGCTTAGAATTTAATCCTTTTTCTGGCCTTTTATAAATATTTAAAACACAATGAATATTTCTATCTGTATAATACTGTAAACCTAAATCTTCACTATGAATAAGATCAAATTCATATAAGCTTGCAACGTTATTTAATTGAGAAATTGGTAAAATAAAAGATATATAATCTCCAAGTTCTATTGATTTTTTAAAAAATTTATTAGCTAAAAACATTTTAGTACCATAAGGAGGATTACCAATAATTAATCTACCTTTTTTATATGGTATATTTAATTGTAGATAATCTTGATTAATTATATTTTTAGATTCTGGTTCAATATCATATGCAGTACAATTTAATTGATTAGAAAAAGAGCCATTACCAGCACTTGGTTCAATAATATCTGTAATAATATCATTATTAAGTATTTCAAATGTTTTATCAATACAATATTTAGAAATTTCTATTGGGGTATAATACTTATCGTTCTCTATTTTAGACATTCAATAAATTATTTTAATTTATTATATGAAAAATAATGAAAAATGTTTGGTAAATAAAATAATATGTATTATCTTTGTATCCTCAATTAAACATAAATAATAATTATTAAAAACAAAAAACAAAAAAGTATGAAAAAACAATTGATTTTAGTATGTGTGCTTGTAGTATCATTAATGTCATCCTGTATGAAACCTTATCAAAAGCAGAAAATCGTTGAGGTTAAACCTAACGAAACAGCTTACCTTATTCCATTGGAGAATGGAACTCAAACTAATCAAACTAAATTAAAATCTCAGGATTATTTGGAAAAGAACAAAGTAGTTGCAAAACGAATTTACATTCCTACACAATGGCAAAAAACTGGTAGAGGTAATAATTCTGGTTATTGGATGCCTTCTGATACAGTTATTATTGTAAATAGAACTCCTGTTACACGTGAATGGAATCAAGCAGGTGGAGGTTCGAATAAAACTTCAAATGATGCAATTAAAGTAGAGTCTAGAGAATCAATCGGATTTGAAGTTTGTATAACTGCAACTGCATCAATTCCAGAAGAATGGGCTACATTATTCTTATATTCTTATAGTGGAAGATCTTTATCAGATTTGATGGATAGTGATGTTCGAGCATATGTTCAAACTTGCTTAACTACAGCATTTGGAGATAGAACGTTAACACAAGGACAAAATGAACGAAGTGTAGTATTTTCTCAAATGGCTAAAGATGTATCTGCACATTTTGCCTTATATGGTATTAAAATTATGAATATTGGTTCTGCTGGACAATTCTCATATGAAAATAAAGCTATTCAAGATGCTATTGATGAAAAATATTCTTCTGAAATGAATATACAAACTGCTCAGAATAAAGTAATTTCAGCCAATAAGTTTGCACAAGCAAAAGCAGCTATTGAAGCTCAGAGTCATCTTGATGCAGATATTGCAATTAAATTAGCATTTGCTGATGCACTTAAAAATGGTAAACTTCAAGTGCCAAGTACAATCGCTGGTGGAAATTTCTCACTTCTTGAATTGTATGGCTTAACTAGTATGAGTAACACATCAAAAACAAAACGATAATGAAAAATAAATTATTTAAATCTTTATTGGTTTTTATTCTTTTGATTTTTCTCGGAGTATCACATGAGTTAATCTCACGTAAAGCATCACAAGATTATTCAGCAGCAGCTGCTCAGCAATTTACTAATGATAATGCATATTATACATTACAGACTCAACATTCAACAATTAATTTTATCGATGTGGTATTTGTTGCTGCTTCTCTTACTTCTTTAAGTCTATTCTACTTTATTTGGAAAACAAAAAAAGAAGATGAAATACCTAATATAGAAGAATTAAAAGAAGATGAACTACCTGATATAGAAGAAAAAGTTTAAAATAATATGAAAATAAATGAAAAAGTCCTTGCTTATGTGAGGACTTTTTTTTATCTTTGTATTCAATATTTTATTCAAATTAAAAACTATAAATTATGTCAGCAATAATAGCAATATGTGCACTTTTAATTGTAGAGTCTATCATTTATATTATGATTGATGAATAAATTTATGAAACGTAAATAAAAATTGTATGCAAATAGATTTTAGAAAAAATAAGAATTTTGGTGATCATGGAGACGTAAGATTAATAACTAAATTTTTATGGTACCCATTAATTTTAAAAGGTAGAATGATTTGGATGGAAACCGCAACAATTCAACAAATATGTTTTACTAATCCTTCATATTTATATACCAAAACATTTTGGATTAATGACTGCTTTGTAAAACAATAAATTACAATAAAATATGAAAAGTAAAATACAAATAATTGATAATCAAGAAGTTATTGTTACACATATAACAGAAAAAGATTTCAAAAAAGCAATTAGTCTCATAATTAATAGATGTGATACAATTAAAGATATTTTTAATGAAACATCTTGGTTGTTTTCACCTGCTGAAGATATTAGTCAGCTATTAGTAGTAACTGAAAAAATAACACATATCAAAAACAAAAAATGAGCAAGAGTAAAATTACAAAAGAATTGATAGATAAAGTAAAAATACTTTATCCTGATTGCGATGTTTTTAAATCAAGAATTAAACATAACTATATTTGTATTCGTAAATTGTTAGGTCAATCAATATACTATAGAGATGAAAATAGAACATTTGAATATGATAATACAGAAATTGAATATTTATATGTAGCAGAAGCTATATTAGAAATTAATAAACTATAATATGACAACTAAAAAATTAAATAATAAAACCTTTATTTTTAAAGATTATAAAGATCCAAAATATAAAGAAATTGTATATGATGGTAAAAAATATCAATATCATCAAGTTGAAGATAATTGTGGTGAAAAAACATATTTTTACTATAATACTACTTATGCTAGTCATCCTAAATATTTAATATTTGGCCCTATAATTATAAAAACAATTCCAAAATTTATATTCCAAATATATGGTCATATTGAATCTGAAATATTTTCTAAAGATGATATAAGAATGAAGATTCATGAAAAAGTAAATATCATAAATAGAAGAAAAGAAATAAAAAGAGGAGAAATAATTTAATATAAAAATATATTAATCATGACATCAAAAGATATTGTAAATAAAATTTTATTTAATGATAATAGAATATTTTACCTTAACGTAATGCTAAATAGTAATAGATTGATTGATAAAGAATATGTTAATTTAATATATCGTAAATTTGAACTCAAAAAAGAAAATAATATACTTTATAAAAAATTAGAAGAAAATAGATTAAGAATCGAAAAATTGAAAGAATTAAATAATATATCATGAAATTTAAAGATATTGAAAATGAAATTGTATTTTTAGAGAAAAAAAGTTTATCTTTGGAATGAATACTTTATAATATAAGTTATAATACAATCGAATTCATTGAGATACGGGAAAAATTTGATAAACTAAATATATATTTAAAAGAAATAAAAGAAAAATTTGAATTAAATAAATTAAGAATTGAAAAATTAAAAGAATTGAATGATATATGATTGATTATAAAAAAGATGTAAAATTATCAAATGAATTCAAAACAGTACACGAACAAATGCAAGATAAATTATATAAAAATGTAAGATTACTATGTAACGTCGAAACAAGACAAAAACAAATATACGTCACTTTATATAATGAAAAATATTTTAATTATGAATATCCTTATTTTGATGATCATGACTTGATATATAAAGTAGATAATGAAGATTTCTATGAAAATTTTAAAAAAATAAGAAAAATAAAAAGAGATTATAATAATTCTTATAAACCAATAAAGTTTAAAACTGAATTTGAATGCTTAAAATATTTGAAATCTATCGGAATTGATGAAGTTGGTCCGAATAATTAATTAAAAATAAAAATATGAAACAAAAAATTTTAGAAATATTAGGTAAGAATCATACTACGCCATGCGTATTCACAAATAACCAAGAAGTTGAAGCGATTTATACATATAAAAATGATGTATATTGCTTAGAAATGGGAGAAGATTTTCCTTTTGATGATGTTTCTGAAAAAGGACAAAAAAAGATTCTTGATGCTATTGTAAATAATGAATATAAAAAAGATAAAACTTTTCAATAAAAAGTTTGGTGAATTGAAAACTTTTCCGTACTTTTGTACTACATAATAAAAATAGAAAAAAATCATATTTTTTAAAGAATATATACTGATATGAAAAACTACAATAACATAATGAACTTGCTACTCTTAAACCTATTATTACAAAATAATCGGACTGAGAGTACTATGTCATATCTATTGTAACAAATAATATAAGCATATTAAAAAGACCTCAGTCATTTATTTGATTGAGGTTTTTCTTTTATAATAAAATGCTCTGGTGGTGAAACTGGCGAAACACGATACTTTTAAAAAGTATTACATTAAGAAACAATGCGGGTCCGAATCCCGCTCAGAGTACAAAAAATGTTCCTGTGATGAAATTGGTAGTACATAAATTTCTTAAAAGAATTTGCCCACTGGCGTGTCGGTTCGAGTCCGACCAGGAATACAATAAAACATGCTGATGTGGCGGAATGAATACGCGGCAGTCTAAGAAACTGTTTCTGAACAAAGTAAGAATGTGGGTTCAAGTCCCACCATCAGTACAATAATGACTGAGTGATGTAATTGGTAACCATGTCATCCTCAAAAGGTGAATTTTGTGGGTTCGACTCCCATCTCAGTTACAATACATGTTCCAGTGGCGAAACTTGGTTGAGACGCGTTAGATTTAGGATCTAATACAGTTAATGACACACTGCGGGTCCAAATCCCGCCTGGAATACAAAGTGTGAGCCAATTTTATTAAAAAAATTGACTCACACTTTTTTATATATACAATAAAAAAAGTATATGAATAAATATAATAAAGAAAAATTTGAAGAAGTTATTAAAAAATCATTTTCTTATTCAAGCACTTGCAAGAATATTGGATTAGTGCCAGTAGGAGGAAATATTCTCACAGTAAAAAAATATATTAAATTATATAATATAAACATTGATCATTTTACTGGGCAAGGATGGAATTTTGGAGATAATTATAAGCAAACAAAAAATGCTATACCATTAAATGACATATTAGATGGTTTGCATCCATCATATGGCACAACTCATTTAAAGAAAAGATTAATTAAAGATAGACTAAAAGAAAATAGATGTGAAGAATGCGGGTTGACAGAATGGAATAATATGCCAATTGCTTTACAATTACATCATAAAGATGGTGATAGTACAAATCATAAATTTGAAAATTTAAAAATATTATGTCCAAATTGTCACACACAAACAGATACATATGGATCTAAAAATAAAGGAACAGAGAAAACATATGATAAGATACAATTATTGGAATCTATTTCCAATTCCAAAAATTACAGTGAAGTCAAAATAAAAATAGGATTAAAAAGAGGAGGTGATAATAATGTAATAAAAAATATCATGTTTGAATATGATATAAATTTTAATGACAGTGAAAAAATAAAAAGTATAATTTTAGAAGAAAAAGAATTAATAGAAAAAGAATTAATAGAAAAAGAAGAAATTCAAAATAAATCAACAAAAAAAATTAAAATTAGAAAAAAATATCCATCAATAAAAAATATTTGCTCATGCGGCAAAGAAATTCAAACCAGATCAAATCAGTGCAATGAGTGTTATAGATTATCTGAAAGAAAAGTAATGAACAGACCAACTAAAGATGAATTAAGATTAATGATATCTGATACAAGTTTAGAAGCTGTTGGTAGAGTTTATGGTGTGACTGGCAATACAGTTAAGAAGTGGCTAAAATAATGTCTTATATTGAAATGTCTAAATGAGATGGTTCGACTCCCACCTAAGTTACAAATTAAATTTCTTTGATGCTATAATTGATTCCATATCAATTATAGAACTTGACCAATACTTCATTGATCCATCATCAGTTTTAACAATTCCTGGTCCGTCGTGAGGTCCAGGATTCATTTTTTTAACTTCATAATCAATTGAAGCCCATCTAAAATTTTCAATTCTTTCTTTCTTTATTACTTTACACAATTCAGTATTATTCCAACCAAGTAAGCAATAATCTCCAATAGATGGTAGATTTTCCAGATCTTCAATTTTTTTAGAATAGCTTTTTATTTGTTCACGTTTAACTAAAAAATTGTTATTCCACAATTCATATTTATCAAATTTAACGTTATAGTATTCTGTGTGTTTCTATAGATATTATTTTACCTATTCTATATTTATAGTCAGTATCGTTTTTTCTAGGGGTAAAATATTCAGGTATTTTAGATTCATAGAAATCTTCGTTGAGTCTGACGTAATCATTTATTTCTGGTTCTGAATCACGTGTAAATTCTTTTGTATTGTAGAATTCAATTTTTTTAATATGTTTCATATGTTATATTTTTTTGCATGTATTTTTAGTTTGAATATCGTCATATATATCATCAAATGATATAGCTAAAAAATCATCAACTGATAGCATATTTTGCATGTAATCTATTCCATCACCCCAACCTCTTGTAGAAACAGAACTGATAGATATTGAATATTCTGAATATTTTGAAACCTCAACAATTATTGCATAATAGCCTGGAGTTTTAACATTCCTTCTTATAGTATGTTCGTCATTATAACTTAGATTATATGTTTTGAGTTTATCAATAAGTTGTTCTGTTTGTTCGTCTGTTATGCCTTCAATATTTATTGCAAATCTGAATTTATTTTTAGAACTTTCATTAATGAATTGATTATATTTTTTCATAGGTTAAATTTATTTGCGTCATTTTTTAATTTAAAATAATTTTCAACTCCATCTAATCCAACCAACAAAAATTCTTCTAATGATATTAAATTTACTTTTACTGAACTACCGAAATCTATACCTGAAATTTTAATATAATTAGTATTATTTATATCATAATACAATGATATCTCCTATGAATATTTTGTTGATATTAAAAATTCTTCATTCCAAGAATATAATTTAACATGTTTTTTTATTTCATTTATTGCGGATTTTTTCTTATCAATTGTATTATTTGTACTTTTATCAATAACAAATGTAATATTAGGCTCTGATTCAGGTATCATATCTTTACTATCAATTAATATGTAATTATTTTCATTAATGAATTGGTTATATTTTTTCATATATTAAATTTATTTGCATCTTTTTTCATGTTGATAATTTCTTCTTTTGCTTTGACAAGTTCTTCAGCTCCTTCAAATCCAACTTTAAAGAATTCATCTAACGATAATATACATTCCATATAAGTATATCCTGCTCCCCAACGTGGTGTTGTAACTGTTGATATATCTATTCTACAACGATTAAAATAATCAGTAATCTCGAATCCTAAAGCCCAAGGAAAGAAAGAATTACTTCCAAAAATATCCTTTTTGTATCTAAGACTCAATAATTCTGATTTTCCAAATTCTGAATATTCATCATAATTTACAGATTTTTTGTAAATCATATCAAATAATTTATCAATTTGATCATCTGTGATATTTGTTATATCAACAGCAAATCTGAATTTATCAGAAATACTTTCATTGATGAATTGTTTATATTTTTTCATAGGTTAAATTTATTTGCATCTTTCTTAATTTTATAAAGTGTTTCAACTCCTTCTAATCCAATTATAAGGAAATTATCTAATGAAATTATAAGGTTATTCTCACCTCTCATCTCATCAGATCTCAGTTTTAAAAAATCTATTGTATCTCTTGGTATTGCAGAATTGCCCCAACTTTCATATACTTGAATATACCATACCCAGTAATTATTTTTATCTACTGAGAAACGTTTCCAATCAGTATCATTATCTCTAATTAATAAACTTTTTATATTGTGAGTTTCTAATGTCACATATTTTCTAAATTCATCAAATGCTTCTTGTTGTCTTTTTTCATCTGCATCTTCCAATGATATGAAAAATTTAAAATCCATATTATTGGATGCATAATTTTCTCCATATGCTCTATTTTCGTTAATAAATTCTTTATATTTTTTCATATATTAAATTTTTCAGCTTTTTTTATCATTAGATATTTTTGATATTGTTTTGGATATTCATCTATTATTTTCTTTTTATCATTAAGTTGTAAATATGTCAAAAAATCATTACCAAGATTGTCTTTTAGATTCCAATTCGCATTAGATTCTATTAATACTTTTACTATATTAATATTTTCTCTTAATGTAGCATACTGTAATGCGGTTCTATCATATATATCTTGATAGTTTATATCAGCGCCTTTTTCTATTAAATACTCAACCACGTCTATTCTATTATTATCTGCTGCTAATATTAATGGTGTATAATTATTATTTTCTATAATATTTATATCAATTTTTTCAACTTCTATATATTCTTTAACAACTTCTAAATCTCCCCTTCTACAAGCTTCAAATATACTAATATCACTATTGAAAAAGATATCAGAATATCTATCTTCAAATGTTTTTATAAATTTCATACCGCAGTTTTATTTTTTAATTTTGAAATTGCTTGTTTTATAATATCTATTGTTAAGTTATTAATTTCAAATATATTAAAATCTCCTTCAATTTCTGTATTATGAGGATGTTCAATTTTAATTGACACTTTACTTAATGGTTTACTCCCAATAACTTTTTGAGAGTCTTCTACTAATATATCAACAAATTTCCATTTATCACTTGATGAATTAACAAATATTATATCATCATATTTGAAACCATAATGATCTAACCATTTTTTAGCAGCATTTTTAGATTCTTCAGTTGGTTGTTTAGTTATAATGTTTAATGTATATCCATAAGTTTTCACAAAGTCATATATATTATTAACTGTATCAACTGCTCCTTTATATGGTTGAGCTATATCAAACACTTCAGCTTTTTTATTATTGAACCAAGTTTTAGATGATTCACCGTTATAATCCATAGTTTCATACCAATGCCAATTTTGATCACTAGTTATTTCTTTATCAGGAAAATATCTTTTATATAGTGTATTATAAGAATTAACAAAATCACATATAGTACCATCAATATCGATTCCTATTGTTACTTTATTAGTAAATGTTTCAAATAATTTTAGATGTTTCATATTTTAATTAAAATTTTATATATTATATATAAATTTTTAAGCTAAGATTTATTTTAAAAATGAGTTATATTTTTTTATATATAATATAATAAAAAACAACTTAACTATAATGAAAACAAAACTAGAAAACCTATTAAGTTTTACTGATTTTACTGGTAACTATAATTCACAGCAAGCAACTAAAACTAAAAGAACAGACACTGGAGTAGATGTCATAAAAGAAAATAATGAAGAGAATATCGAAGATAATATTGAAGATAAAGATTATTCTACTGAATTTGATTCTGAACTTGAAAAAGATTAATATATATTTAATTAACAAAAAAATATAGAATTGAAATTATTCTATATTTTTATATAATTCACATATTGCTATTCCAGTTATTATATCATATGATATTATTTCTCCTATGATTTCAGTTAAATTTTCTTCTGATACAACTGTGCCTATAACATCATCCATTATTAATTTTTTTTCAAGTTGAATTTTTATTTCCATTTAATATTCATTTAATTTTTTAAGTTTTAATTTTCTTAATTCTGATTGATCATAATAGAATATAGCAATAGTTATATAATCATCATCTTGAGTTTGAGTGACATTGAATATTTCAATATTACTAGTAGACAACCATTCATTTATTTTTTCTTCTAATGTAGTTTTATTAGAATTTATAATCTTACATTTCATTATTTAAAAATATTTTTATACATTATATATTATAAGTTATGCATTCAAATTAAAAATTAACTCATATTTATAATAATAAAAAATTATATATAATTAAAATATAAAAAATATCAATGAGTAAAAATAATTTAATTTTAATTTCTAAACCTAATACCACCAAATATTACATTAATTTTTTAAAGACTACTGGAAAAATAGCATTAGAAATTGATAATAATGAAATTTATATGTTATCAGAAGATAATAATTTTTTAATAATGGAGAATGGCTCATATGAATTAAATGAAATTTATAATAATGAAATTTATATGTTATCAGAAGATAATAATTTTTTAATAATGGAGAATGGCTCATATGAATTAAAAGAAATTTTATAATTGATAAAATTTATTTTAATTATAAAATTTATATATAATATAAAATAATTAACAAAATATGAATAGCGAAAAACAATCAAAATTATGGATAAATAATAACTGGGTATATTTCAAAATAAAAATTGGTACGTACACTAATATTATCACATTTTTAGATGATAATAATATATCTTTTATTAAATATAATTATATTGATTTTACTAAAATTCCAAGTGTTATATATGGTTACGGTAAGAGTACAAATTTATTAGAATATTTATCTAATAATAATAACAATGGAAATTTAATAATATCATTTTTAAATTATTTTTTAAATAGTTTAAAATTTAGTTATATTGATGGATCAGCAATAAGAATATTAATGGTGAATAATATAGATTGGAAAATTTCAAATGTAATAGTTATAAAAAATAATTGGAAGTATTTTACAGTTGATACATCATTTTTTACCGCAGATAATAGTATAATTACAGCAGATAAAACAATTATTACAATATAATTATTTCATAAAAAATAAAAAAATATGACAAATTTAATATCATTAAGCGAAGGAGTTTGGATACCAAAAGATAGAGTATTTCCAACAGAAGATCAGAAAAAAATATTATTCAGCACAAATAGTGGAGATACATTAGCAAAAAATATTATTTTATCATTAATTGAATCTGGTAATACTGCAAATATAATTGATGTAAATAAAGCAATAGAAGCATATAATTTAAAAAAACCAGTATTGGAAAAAACAACTGATGTTTATAAATTTATTGCTGCATCCTGTTCTATAACAGGAGAAACTGTAACTGGATTTATAAATTATTTTATAAACGGAGTTATAAATAAAATAATATTTTAAAAATAATAAATAAAATGAGCAAACAACTAATTAATATTGGGTCATCTCCAAATGATGGAACTGGTGACAATTTAAGAAATTCATTTATTAAAATAAATAATAATTTCAATGAAGTGTACGCATTTTCAGGTACAACTGGTGGAACTTCTGGTACATCTGGAATAAACGGCACATCAGGAACTTCTGGCTCAGGTGGTGGAGGTGGAGGTGGAGTTACTAATGTAACATATAGTGGGTTAACAGAATTAATTGATAATAGTGAATTAATTATTGGATCTCAGTATTTAATAACTGATTATCAGACAGTACATATTATACCAAATGCGAGTCATTCTCCTCATGATAATGGTAATTTACTAATAGGAATTCAATATACTATACCAGCATTAACTTCTGGTGATGATTTTAGTAATGTCGGTTACGTAGCAGATGGAGTTCCATTTTTAGCAACAGATATAATTCCAACTATTTGGATCAATGGAACTAATGTATATGATTATTTATATACTGGCAATATTGAACCGTTATTAGTTACTGCAAGTTCTGTTAATACATTAAAACCTGAAGCATATTCATTATTATATTCTGAAGATATAATTTATTATAATATTGTGAATGATCAAACATTAGCTCCTGGATGTGCAAAAGGATATATTTATCGAAGAATTGATACTTTACAAAATAATGATATTCCTTTTGATTTTAGAGAAGTTAAATTTCGTAGATGGCAACTTAATGTAACTAATATATGGGATTCTGGAACAACTTATAATACAAATAACGTCGTTACTTATAATAATCATATTTTCATTAGTCTAATTAATGATAATACTGATGATGTTAGTATTATAAATATATATAATAATACTAATAATCATAACTGGGACATTTTTTTATATGATAATTTAACATTTTATAGTTATTCTACAAATCAATTATCCACATATAAATATAACATACCATGTAATAACTCTATATATATTGATTATAATATATGGAGTAATTTGAATTATTATATTGGTTCTAAAAATAATTTAATAATATCTAGTCAATATTTTCAATATGATACTTTATTTTCATTAAATACTGTAATATTTGGTTATGGTTTTTGTAATAATATATTAGATCAGAATTTAAGTAAAAATAATAATATTGGAAGTTATTTTCAATATAATAATATTGAAAGTTATTTTAATAATAATATATTGGAAAGTAATTTTAGTTATAATACAATTGAAAGTTATTTTACTAATAATTATATTGAAAGTAATTTTCAATATAATATTATTAAAAGTAATTTTGGTGGTAATACAATTAATAGTTATTTTGGTAATAATAATATTTCATATGGATTTAATTATAATATTATTGGAATCTCTTTTGAATATAACTCAATTGAATATAATTTTAATAGTAATGCAATTAGTGATAATTTTCAATATAATACAATTGAATATATTTTTAGTTCTTCTACTATTGGAAACAATTTTAATAATAACATCATTGGAAACAATTTTTCTAGTAATATAATTAGTAATTATTTTAATAATAACATCATTGAAAACTATTTTTCTAGTAATACAATAAGTAATTATTTTCAATGTAATACAATTGGATATGATTTTACTAGTAATACAATTGGAGATACATTTACTAATAATACTATAAAAACCAGTTTTTATAGTAATACTATTGGAACTAATTTTCAAATGAATGAAATTTGTGATAATTTTGGAGGATTAGATTTCACATCTGCAACACATGTTTATCTGACATATACTAAGGAATTATTTATAAATTCAGATTCTACTCAAAAATTAATATTTGATAAAATGACTATAGTCGATGCAAATGCATAATTATTTTGATTATTTTGATATGATATATTTTATAAATTTACCAAATAGAATTGATAGATATTATAATGTAATGAATATGTTTAATATATTAAATATAACTAGATATAAGAAAATAATTCCTATTATATATGAAAAATCATATTGTAATTTACCAATATCTGGAAAATCTTGTAAATCATCTCATATTAGTTGCGTTGAAGATGCAATAGAAAATAAATATGATAAAATTTGTATATTTGAGGACGATATTTGTTTTAATCAAGATAATCTTGATATTGAGCTTAATTTAGATTATCATTTAAATACTTGTTTTGATTTTCTAAAAAGTAATGATTGGAGTATTTTTTATTTTGATAATATAATTGGCGCTAATAAACAAAATAACATGATGATAGATTTATATAGAGATAATAAAGGTAACGGAATTAAAAAAATTATAGGTAAAATGTTTGCACATAGTTATGCATTATCAAAATCGATTTTTTTTGATTATATCAAATTATCTGAAAATAATAGTTTTAGTACAGATGTTTGTTTATATAAATTAAAATCAAATAAAAAATATATGTATTCTAATGGAATTTTTGATCAATTATTAAATAATATATCAGATAATCAATGGTAAAAATAAAAGAGTAGATTTTAAATCTACTCTTTTTACATATTAAATTTTTTAGAATCTCTATATAAAGGATAATATTTAGTATTAATTTCATCATATTCTTTCCAACTCGTTTGAAATATATATCCAAAATTTTCTACATATTTATTATTTTTAGCCATATCTATAAATAGTTTGTGATAATTTATACATCTATTAATAAAAAATTCCCCTTTCCCTATAATAGAGCTAATTAAATCTAAATAACCATCATCTGATGGCATAAAGGCTGAATATTTATTATCTAGCCAAGTAGGTTTAAAATATAAATAAAGTTCTTCTATTAACTTATCATATTCATTTTTAAAATTCATAAGAGTATTATATTCAAAATTTTTGAATACTCTTATTTTCAATTTTAATTCTTCTTCTTTATCTTTATTTTCAAATTCATCCTTAGTTTTAATTATTTTATTCCAATCAACTACACGTATAAAATTCCAAAAATCATCACTATAATTATTAACATTAGGCTTATTAATTCTAATAATATCACCGTTACTAGTTATAGTTATCAAATTACCATTTTTATCATAATGCTCATTGTACTCTATATTTTCAAATATTTTAAAAATTGTTATCATATTATTACATATTAAATTTATTTGTATCTACGATAAACATATATTGTTTAAATTCTTTTTTAATTTCTGAATCTAATATGAAATTAGAATTTAGTTTTTTTAACGCATCAGCTATCAAATCACCTTTTTCTTCTTCTGTACTATCATCATAACCGTTTTCTTTTACATATTCTTTTATATATCTTTTTTGAAATTCATATTCATCTGAAATATCATCATTATGCTCATCTTTATCTTCAAATATTTCAAAAAGTAACAATGTAAGATTATCTGAATCATTAAAATTATCCATTAAATAATGTTGTATTTCTATGCTATTTGCAATTTGATATTTTATCCAATCAGATTTAGTATCATCATTTTCAAATTTTTTATAATTTTTTACAAGTTTATCATCATCTATATATGAACTAAAATTTTGATAAAATTTTTTAGGAGTCATATCTTTAATAAGTTCTGATAAATTATCTACACAATATATTTCTACTAATAGTTCGGTAAAATATCTACCTTCATATCTATCTCTGATCATTTCATCAAAAAAATCTACTTCATCAGTATATTCTTGTATTACATATTTTAATTGATCTGAATCTAAATCATCTATCATATCAGAATCATATTCCACATCATTACTTTTTGCAATAATAGTATCATAACTAATTTCATCTCCATCTTCAACCAAAATAAAAAAATTATTAGGTATTTCATATTCCTCAGTAGAATCACCTTCAGTTATTACAATTTTTCGTATATCATCATTTTCTATAATAGAAACTATTCCATCATATTCAGTTTTTATAATTTTTTCACTATCATTATTTTCACAATAATATTCAATTATTTTATTCTCCATTTCTATAGTTAAATGATTTTCTATATAATCTTTAAATTCTTGATCATCAAAATCATCCATTGATGAATTATTAATTTCATTTTTTATAGTATCTTCAACATATTTATCACTATCAAAAACTCCAGATATTATATTTGGATCATTTGTTATTATATCAATAATATCACTCTCATTATAATTAGTCAAATAGTGTTCATCATAATAATTTGATATATAATCATTATCTAAAAATTCATTTACTAATTCATATTTTGAGCTATCTGCACTCTCAAATAATTTAAATTTTTTAAAACTTACTATCATATTTTTTATTTTGTTATATCTTTAATTTTTATTATGATTAAATGCTATTTTAATAATATCTATTGATATTAATTATAATAGATGATGAAACTATTCATTATATAAATACAACTCTTAAAACTCATTATATGTTGAATTTACTGGTATCATTAATAATACTCCATTCATTATAGTATTCATCTGATAATAAATTAGAAAAATCATCTATTGTTTTATATAATTCATTTTTAAATATAAAGAATTTTTTCAATTCTTCAATTTTATATTCTCTATCTGCAATAAATTTTTTATTTTTATTTTTATCAATATTTTGTAAAAAAATATTAGAGTCAAATAAATATTCATTAAATATTATACTATATTTGAATAATTTTGTTCTTAAATTATAAAATTGATGAATAGATATAAAATTAGGTATTTTACCAGTATATACATTTTTAATATGTGCTGAATTAAAATTGATATTATCTATTTCAAAATAACCATAAGTATCTTTTGTAAAATTATTAGTTTTTCTAATGAGTTTATCAAAAACATCTACATAACGTGATTTTATTTTTGCACTATTAAAATATTTTGATATATTTTTATCTTTACTAATATATAACATAATATTATATAATTCTGATGAATACATTTTATTTTGAATATCAGTTATTTCTGAATCATATTCTTTTAATATTCTATCATTTTCTTCTTCTTTAAATTTTTCACGTCCTATTTTTTTAATATGATTTATTCGTTCTTTCTCTATAATATCTAATTTTTTTCTATATTCAGGATCAAATTCTTCATATTTTTGTTTAGCAATATTAAGTCCTTTGTTACCAATTAAATTTAAAAATTTAGTATATAACTCTGAATTCTCTTTTTTTACCTTATCTAAAAACTTAACATTTTCTTTATCTTGTAGTATATCAAATACTTTAAATTCAAATATTTTTTTCATTTATTATAAATTAAAATTTTTAGTGTCATTAGTAAATTCTGGAACATTAAAATATTCAAGAAAAATTGGAAATCTATTATAATTAACATTAAACTCTTGTAGATTTTCATTATCATCGAACATAAGAACTTTATGAATACATTCAATCGGCAAATAATTTAAGACATATTTATTTATTGCTGCTTCTGTATCACCATAATATCCAGAAACCTTATAATATACCCCTTTTTTAAAATTTATAACTTCATTAGTTGATTTTTTATGATAATTTTTTATGCATATTACATTATCATCTATTCTCCTCAAATCTGGATTATTATAATTTTCAAATATAGTTATCATAAATTAAATTTATTTGTATCTAATATTAAAAGATATTCTTTTTTTGCATCTTTAATATTATCATATGATGATTTAACATAAATTTCATAAATATATAATATATCAGTTAATTTACATTCAAAACTTAAATCATCTGGATTCCACATATAAATTTCAAGATTAACACTATAATATGAATTAACACTAATAAATTTAGCAAGATAATAATCTTCTTTATATTTAAATATTACATATTTATCATAATATTTTTTATAGTCCAATGCTTTTTTAGCCATCTTTTCATTACATTTTTTTATTGAATCTTCAATAGTATTTTCAAAATGTTTAATATACTTCATTTAATATAAATATAATTTATAATATATATAAAAATAAAATAACGCAAACTTTTATAATTATTATTTATATAATAAATAAAAAAATATGCAAACAGTTTGTTTTTAATTCATCAGATAAAACTACTATTTTATATGAAGGTTAGATTAGGTTATTATGAAATAATGCAAAAAAAAGAAATATCTAATTATAGCAATGGAAAAAATGTTACGTTTTCAGTGGCCAGATTACCTATTTCTAATACCAATATGATAATAAAAAATGAATAAATATTATATAAATATTATATAAATATTATATTTATAAATTAAAAATATTTGCATCTCTTTTCATTTCCCATTCTTCTTTATATTGCGGAAATCTATCTGTTATATATTTTTCAATATTATCAATAAACTCATTTTTATGATCATTAATTTTTTTATATTTCATAATATAATCATAAAAATTTTCATCGTAATTATTTTTTTTATCAAGATTAAATCCATGACTTAAAAATTTATTTAATATTATAATAAATGTTCCTGAATCATAAATATATTGTACATAATATACTAATGCTGAATTATCATTAATATCTCTAATATTAACATCTGCTTTTGCATTTAATAATTTATTAATAACTAATAATGTAGACGCCATCATTAATGCTGTCATTTTGTGCTTATCAGTAGCATTAACATCAGCATTTCCTTCTATTAATGCATCAACAACAAATGGAAATTTAATAGCGTGCATTAATGCTGTTCTACCATCAGAATCTTTCATATTAATTTCAACATTTTCTTTTATCGCTTGCTTTACCGCATTTGTATTTCCTCTTTTTGCTGCTGATATAAAAGGATGCTCTTTTACTGATTTTTCAAATAATTTTAAATATTTCATTTTTAATATTTGATTTTTTTATTATAAACTATATATAATTTTTTTAAAAAATAAAAAATCCTGATTTCTCAGGATTTTTATTTTTATTTGTCTATAAACAATTTATTATCAGGTGGCCATTGTATATCTGGAGCTTCTTGCGCTTCAGTAATTACCCATAATATTTTATCATAATATTTAGGAATTTGATATTTAAATTTATTTGGTGGAACACCATGAGAATCTGTAAAATATATAACAAACGAAGGAACTGTTCCTTTTTTAATCATATTATTTTCAATCCATTGAAACGGCGGAATAAAACTTGTTCCTCCTCCACCTATTGCTTTAAAATGTTTAGCAAGAATTTCTTTAAATTTACCTTCATTCATAGAATCTCCACTCTTTGTTTTAAGATCTATTTTTTCTATTCCTTTTATATCAGCATCACACCATATAATTATAGCTTCTTCTATTTTTTTTGAACCAAAAATACCATAAATTTCTGCTGCAAATTTACCAAGTGTATCATCTCCAATTGAGCCAGATGTATCAACACATAATACAATTTTTCTAAATCCACTATCCTTAGGAAATTTTAATCCTGGTAAATACATTGGATCATCTTGACCTATAAATCTCTTATTAAAATAACCATATTTAGGATTACTAGCAAAGCATTTATTCATAAATTTAATTAATGTCGCTTTCCAATTAACTTTTGGTTTACCAATTTTATTAAACCATCTATTCAATGTTGCTGAACCAGTTCCTTGATTTTTACTTTTAGCATCATTTAATATCTTACCCCATTCTCTAGCTAAATCTGTAACATCTTCTACTTTTGCTAATTCATCATTACCTTCAAATAATGTTGGTCCTTTTTTATCAGTTAAACTACCTGGCTCTCTTAAATCATTTGTTCCTGGTATTGAACCTCCTCCATCTCCTCCTGGACCTCCTCCATCTCCTCCTGGACCTCCTTCATCTCCTCCTGGACCTCCTCCTGGACCTCCTCCATCTCCTCCTGGACCTCCTCCATCTCCTCCTTTTTTAGGTTTTTTAGGATTATTTTTTTCTTCTGTTTCAAGAATCACATAAATTTGTTCAGCACTCATACCTCTATATTTTTCATCTAATAAAATATTTTGTGGTACACTCAATATATTAACAACAGATGCTGCACCTTCAGGCTTTTCTTTACTCATATCAGCTATTTGAATATTAATAGCATAATCAGTTGCTTGATTCCACAATGAATGATCTCTATCTCCTTGTCTTAAAAAGTGAAGATTTGCGTTATGCATAACTTCATGTATCAGCACAAATGCTACTTCCTCAGTATTTCTTAATACTTCATTTACAAATTTAGGACTATATAAAATACTTTTACCATCAGTTGCCATAGTGTCAATTCCACTATTTGGAGATGCTTCTGCGATAGTCAATTGAAAAAATAAATCAGCAAAGAAATTATAATACGACATAGTAGATGCTAATGCTGCTCTAACTCTACCTTTTGCTAATTTATTTAAATTTGGATCATTTAAATCTTCATTTGTACTTAATAAATTAAATATGTTAAATTTTTTTATCATCATTTTTATTTTTTTTATTTTCCTACCATAGTTTTTTGGAATACAGAATGCCATTTTTTAGCAAATTCTGTCCATATAGGTAAATATTCTTTTTTAATATATGGATGAGCTTTTAAGAAATAAGATCCTATTGTTACAATTGCCTCATTTTCTTTACCCATAGTAGCGAAATCATATACATTTTTTACTTCATCAGCAGTCAAATGTTTACCTTGTTTAAAAGTTGCAATAGCAATTGAACAAGCTCTAATTTGGTCTTGTCTTGTAGGCCATTTTACTTTTTTAGATTCTGCATTACCATCATATATATCTTGAATATCTTTTTCACTAAAGAACTCTTGTAATTTCATATAATTAATAAAATCTAATGTAGGTTCTAATCCTACATATTTAGTGTATATTTTTTGAATTTGAGGATATGTTAATTTTTTAGACCAATCTTCACCTCTATAATTATATTCATCTTGTGAAGCCATTTCCCAAGATCTTGGAGATGCCCATACTGGACTACCAGATTCTAGATCTAATCTATGAAAGTAATTAGGATGATATTGTAAATATGAAATAAGAAATGGATTAATATCTTTTTTAGTTAATGCCCATTTAACCCAATCATCAACAGTTGGAGTATAATTAACATGAGCAAAACGATTCCACAAAATTGGATCATCAGTCAAATCAGTTGTATTTATATCATCTTTTCTATTACCTGCTGCAATAATAATCCATCTTGGAGGTAAATCATAATCACCATGTTTACCACTTAATGCTAATGCTAATGATGCACTTAATACCATTTGTGGTGCTCTATTCATTTCATCAAAAAACATAATACCACCTTTTCCATTACCATCACTTGTAGGAAATATTGCTGGTAATTTAGAAACAGTTTGATTATTTTCAATTTTAGGAACTCCTCTAAAGTCAGTAGGTTCAATTTGGGATAAATGCCATTCTTGAACAACAATATCTAATTCTTTAGCTACCTGATGTAAAATTTCAGTTTTACCAATACCAGGAGCGCCCCAAATAAACAATGCATGTGTTTTTTTTCTGGCAAATTCAGAGGTTCTTTCATAATTATCTTGTTCATGCTTAGTTGCTCTATGTAAATTCATATTATAAACTCTTTTGATTCTATCTTTAAGCTCATCAACATTTATATTTCTCATTACTTCTTCATCACCACTTGGATATTTTAAAGTTACAAATGCTTCATCTACAGGCATTTCTTTTTTTATTTTTTCTCCTTTTTCATCAAATCTTGAACGTATTTCATTTTCTATATCTTCTGCTGTAGGAACTTTAACACCAGATTTCATTCTATCAAAATAATTATTTGGAATAATCACTTCAACTACATCTCTAGTTTTACCATCTTCATCTACATATGTTGGAATTTCACCTTTTTCTTTTAAATATTTAGCATAATATAACCATGAATTTTTACCAAATTTTTTATTGAAAAAATTAGATACCACATTCCATGCGTTTTTTAACACATTTTCATTTAATTTATATTCTTCAGAATAACTATCATATTTCTTTATCATTTTATTTTTTTTATTTTTTTATAATTTATTATTTTAGGTTTTTTAATTATTCTGGTGTTCCCTTCTTTTTTCTTCTTTCTTCATCTTTCTTTCTTTCTTCTTCACGTTCTTTCTCATCTATTTTTTGCAACCAGTTAACAAATGCGGTAGCACTTGCATATCCAACAAAATCTTCATATATATTTTTTACTTCATTATATGGTAATTTATTTTTCCAATCAAATCCTCTTTCAAAATAATCTTCTTCTGATGCCATCTCCCAAGTTCTTGGAGATGTCCAATTTGGAGCTTGACTAACAGTATTTAATCTATGATAATATTCTGGATTTTCAGTAATAAATTGTATAAGTTTAGGATTAACTGATTTTATATTTTTTGCATATCCAATCCAATCAGAAGGTCTTGGAGAAAAATTAATATGCTGAAATCTATTCCATAAAATTTTATCATCAGTTAAATCACCTGTACTTAAATCTGATCCTCTATTACCTGCAGCAATAACTATCCAATATTGAGGTAATTCATAAGTACCATGTTTACCACTTAATGCTAATGATAATGATGCATCAAGTACCATTTGTGGTGCTCTATTCATTTCATCAAAAAACATAATACCACCTTTTCCATTTTTACCATTACTGGTAGGAAAAATTGATGGTAATTTCCAAACTGTTCTTTCATCTTTTGAATCATCAGATCCAATAATATTTTCAATTTTAGGAATTCCTCTAAAGTCAGTAGGCTCAATTTGTGATAAATGCCATTCTATTACGGCAATATCTAATTCTTTAGCTACCTGATGTAAAATTTCAGTTTTTCCAATTCCAGGTGCACCCCAAATAAATATCGCATTAGTTTTTTTTCTACCAAATTCATTAGATTTTTCTCCTTCTTCTTGATGCCTACCTGCTCTAAGAGCATTCATATTATAAAGTCTTTTTACTTCTTCTTTTAATTCAGCAACATCTTCATTAACTACATTTGGATCTGGATGATCTAAACTTACAAAATCTTGATTATCATCAAGTAAACTTTCATTCAAATATATTTTTGTTAAACTTTCTTTAACTTTTTCTAATTCTTCTATTTCATTATCAACTTTATTTTCTTCTTGATTTTCATCATCTTTAAGTCCAGGAATTTCATTTTCTTTTTCATCTTCAACTGTTTCATTATCAACAGTTTCAACATCAGATTGAATTTGAGAATCTTCAATTTCTTTATCAGTTGGTATATCTGATATGTTAGCATATGTTGGAGGACATATTAATTCAATACCTTTTGGTAGTTTTCCTTTTTTCTGTAAATATAATGCATAATATATCCAAGCGTGTTTTCCAAAATGATTTTTGAAAAAAGAAATTACTTTATTAAAAATATCAGAAAAGACATTTTCATTGATTTTTGCACTTTCATTTGCTCTATATTCTTTAGAAAAATGATCATAATTTTTTAATGTTTTCATTCTTTGAAATTATTTTTATTTTATATATAAATTTTTCAATTTCCTTTTTTTATTCAAAAATTTATATATTATTTTGTTTGCTCTCTGATGAATATTTTGCTTGTCTCCATCTAATATCATTCATTGTACCCCAACCTGTTTTATATGAACCTCCATAAATTTTAGGATTAGTACCTGCAGCTATTTTTACGGCTTTTTCTTTGGCATTCATTAAATGCCACAATTTTTCTCTTTCTGGTACATTTTCTGATCCTGTATAATCTTCAATAGAAACTAAATCTTCTACATCAAAATCTACATCAGAATTATAATAATCATCAATATCATTACTAAATTTAGTTTTTACTATTTCACCATCTTTTTTAACTACTTCGATTCTCCAATCATTATTAAAAATTTTAATATTTAATTCATTTTCAATTTTTCTAATTATTGATTTAAATAATAATATATTTGGATAAATCCAAAAAGATATAATTTTACTTTTAGTCCATAATCTTCCAGGATAACTCGGATTCTCTACATCATAACCTGCATTAAAATGTGAATCTTGATAATCACCAAAATAAACATTTATTACATTTGTGTGATTATCATTAACTTCACAATAAAAAGGTTTAGAATCTTTATCATCCATATCACATACTTTTTTACCATTCTCATCACGTATATAACTCGGATTTTCTTTTATTAATTTAAATTCTTTAAATTCTTTAATCATAATTTCTAATTATACTTTAATAGGCTTATCATATTTTACTGTTCTTGGATCAAAACTTGTATAAACTCCACATGGATAATACTCCTCAACAAAAAAATGTAAAGCTTGTAATAATGCATACTTACTTTTAACATAAGTATATATAACAGGAGCAACTCCTTTTTCTCCATGTTTTGATGCTACTTTATTCGAATATATAAAAGTAACATTAGTATATTTCCACATTGTAAAATAATTATTTTTTCTATATATAAATTTACAAAATGTTTTTTTATTTGAATTATTATCCTTATATTTACATTAAATAAAAAATATAAATATATGAATGAAAATATGATTAAAAAATTAGGAACATTTAATACTGAAAGTGACGAATTAAGAATAACAGATCCATGTTATGAAAAAACTGTATGGTGCTGTGAAACTTTAAAAAATTGTAATATTGGAGAATGGACTTCATTTATAAAATATAATGAAGGTGATAATAGAGTAGCAGAAATTATTACTACTTTTGGAAATGATAGTGTTGATATATTAGATATTATAGAAGAATCAAAATGGATAGATTCAGGAATTGATGTTGGAGTTGATTCTGGACAATGTGGTATTTTTGACGATTCAAAATATCCAAAAACTAAAGAAGAACTTGGCGAATGGGGAGATGAATCATCTTTTTATGGTAAATGTTGTGATCTTACTGATACTTATGAAAAAGGCGGATTGCTAGATTTTGGAGCAGTATCAAGTTCAGGATACGGAGATGGTTCATATACTTGTTTATATGCTGAAAAAAATGATAAAATTTCTACAATAAGAATAATATTTATTCCTGATGATGAAGATGAAGATGAAGAATATGAAGATTCTGATAACGAAATAGATTTTGAAGATGAAAAAGATGATAGTACATTTTTAAAAATTTAACATAGTTGTAACATGTTTTTCCTTTATAAAAATTTTTTAACAGTAGTTTATTTTTATATATAATTTCTCCAATATATTTCAAACTATTAAACTAAGTTTGAATATAAAAAAATAAAATAAATTATGACTGAACATTTAACATTAGAAACTTTCAAGGAAAAAATTATGGATTTTGATACACAAAAATTCAAAAATGATAAACCTATAGCTTTAAAATTTAGTGCATCCTGGTGTCTGCCATGCAGATCTTACACTCCAATATTTGAAAATGTTTCAAATGAAGTTAACGATATGAATTTTTATTCAGTAGATGTAGAAGATGAAATGGAAATTTCAGAATTATTTTCTATAAAAAGCATTCCAACTACTATTATAATTAATAAAAAAGGTGAAAAAATTGCATATAGTGGAATGATTCAAAAAAGTAAATTAGTTGAAATGATAAATAATAATTTATAATATTATAGGTTTATCTAATTTTATTACATTTAATATATAATCATTATCAAATTCATTATTTATTAAATTATTAATATTAATTGCTCTAGTATTTATACCAGAACAATTAATATTTTTAATATATTCTTTAAGATTATCACGACCAAAAAAAGTCAATTCTTGTTTGTCTAATAATGTTAAAATATATTTTTTATGATAACATTTTTTTCCTTTATTCCAAGGTTCTATTCCAGTTTTTAATCCTTTATTCCATGCTAATTTACCTTTTAATCCATCTGAACAATGTTTAATTCTTTCTGCACTATATTTTTTACCTAATCCAGCAATTCTTCTTTTTTCTTTTTCTATATCTGAGTTATCTCCATATATTTCTTCATATGTTTTTCCTTTTCTTTTTAAAATCATTATTTCTCCTGCTTTTTTACAACCTAATCTATGAAGTTCTTTAGATTCTTCTGATGCTAGCGTTCCTGACCCACCTTTACCTCCTTCTGCCATATTATAATATTCCGATGATTTTACTGCATCATATAATTCTATATAATATTTTTCTCTTTGAAATAGGAATTCATTATTATCATTTTCTTCTATAACTTCTTTTATAAAATTTTCTCTACCATATTTTTTAAGTGCTAATTTAATAGATTTACCTGAACCAAAATAATTTTTATTATTATTTGTGTCTACTCCAATATATTTTCTATTATTAATTTTATTTGTAATTAAATAAACAATACCCATTTTTAATATTTTTTATAATATTATATTAATAAAAAATAAAAAAGATTATAAAATATTAATTTTTCATGTAAATAATAAAATAATTATTATCTTTGTATTTAAATTTATAAATATTAAATATATGAAGCATATAATTCAGTACAATAAGAATATTGATTATAAAATTGATATTTTTACTATTAAAGAAGCAGGTGATTTTTATAATAAATTTATTAAGAATAATGACTATTATGATTATGATAATGGTTATGAAAAATATAATTTAAAGAAAAAAATTCTTTACTTTGATTATAATGATATACAATCATCTTATGGTGGATCAAAGGAATATAATAATACATGTAGATTGATTATTGCTCATGATAATAAAGATATATTAGGAATTTGTAAATTTGCATATTGGGGGTCAACTCAATCATATAGTATAAGTTATTTATCGACCAATAATGATTTTTTTAATATGGGGGTTTCAAAAAAATTACTTGAAAAAATGTTTGAATATTTCTCAAAAACTTATCCAAATGATATATTATCATTTTCTGGCTATTCAATAGATGGTTGGAAATATTTAAGAAAATCTATTTTAGAATTCTCCAAAAAATATAATGTTAAAATAACAGAAAAATGGATACAATATCCAGGATTAAGTGGCAAATTTTCTGAAGAAGAATATAAATTAATGGATAAAAGTAAGGAAGAAATTAGGCAAACATACGGGTATAAAAAAGATATATGGGAATATTAAGAATTTATATATTTATAGTATATATCATGATCTTGCATCTTTTTAAATCATTTATCTAAAAATAAATGATTTTTCTTTGTTTATATCAAAAATTATTATTATCTTTGGTGAAAATATTATAATATACATATGAAAATAAAAGATTTTATATCAAGAAGCATTCAAACTTATCCGACATTATACAAATGTGATAATTATTATAATTCAAAACTTAAAGTATTGAATCAAATTTTTTTTACAATAGGTAATGGATATGAAGTTGCAGAAACTAAAATACCAGAAGAAGGTGGTTATGTAGTTGAAGAAAAATATAAAAGAAATAAAAAAACTGATGATTATATTAGAATTAAAGATAAACCATACGGTAAGGAAAAATATAAAGAACTACCTACAGATTACTTCGATACTATTATTTATAAAGTAAGTTCACTTAAATCTCCAATTGAAGTTATAAATAATGGTGAAGATAATGTTTATTATAGATATGATAAAGATATAGAAGATTGTGAAGATTTTTATAAGCCTAAATTAAGAAAAATAATTAGTAATTATCCATTTATTCCATATCCATTTAGTAAAAATTATTCATTAATTTGTGATATGTATTATAAAAATGAATTCATGCAACAAGATTGGATTGATGAATCAATTATATTATGTAAAGAAACTTTAAAATATTTTTTAAATGAAGAATTATACAAAAAAAATTCATATTATCCTACTGAAAATAGTATAAAAAGCGATTTAAAACAATTTCAGGAAAGTTTCAATCAAGGAATAAAAGAAGGAAAAAAACTACGTAAAATTTGGGGATATAAGGATTCTGATATTTGTCCTGACATAGAGGAAATTACAATTAGAAAATGGGAATCATGGACAGATTTTCATAAAAGACAAATTGATTTTTTGAATAATTTTTTATCAAAATTTGATAAAAATTTTTCTTCTAATATTTTTTATAATGAGAACTTTGTTAAAATTGAAAAGAAATAACTTCTAAAAGAAGAAATTCAAAAGAAATAAACTATGCTAGATATATATTATGTCAGTTTTTCATTATGGTTATCAAAATAAATGTGAAAGAATATAATTCATTATAATAAATAAAAATTATGAAAGAAGAAATAGAATTTACTAAATGGTGCTTCAATAATCATAAATATGTTTATGATTTAAGAGAAGATACATGGTTTCATATAAAATCATTTAAGACGTATACATGGGAAGAGATTCATGATATTTATACTAAATCTATCAAAAAATGAATAAGAAAATTTATAATAAAAATAAATTTGTATTTTTGTGTGAATATAATACAAAAATAGAGAATAATTATGAACCACGTTATTATTATAGGCACGAATTTAGATTTATTAGATATTTTCCTTTTATTAAAAAAGAATTTATAGAATATAAATTTGTCGCTGGCTATTGGATTGAACAATAAAAATATATTTACTATGAAAAATTATAAAATAATTGGTATTGATGGTAATGAATATTATGTACATCGTAATATAGGAGTAGCTGGATTTATATTTAGATATCATGAAGGAAATTTACAAGTATTAGCTAATCAAAGAGGTTCTGGTACATCGAATCATAAATATTTATGGAATTGTCCTTGCGGACATTTAGATTATGACGAGACTCTTAAAATGGCTTGTTCAAGAGAGACAAAAGAAGAATGTAGATTAGAAATTAATGCAAAAAAATTTATATCTATTGAAATTAACGATTCTCCATCAGCATATTTACAAAATGTCACGCATAGATTTTATGTATTATTAAACAATAAAGATAATACTGATGATATTGGAATTGGACTTGAAGGTGAATTATATGAAGTGAATAATGTTAAATGGATTAATGTTTTTGATATAGATAATTATAAATGGGCATTTGAACATAATGATATAATAAAAAATATCTGCAAATCTAAAATAAAATTAAGTAAATTATATCAATACTTATATAAATTTTATTATAAATTTTTCGGATTTTGATTAAATAAAAATTTAATAATTTAAAAAAATATATAGCCTAAAAAACTGTATATGAGAAAGGAAAAAATGATAAACTGGATAATAGACACAAATTTATGGGATGAATACGAAGATCGTTTAGTTGAATCCATAAAAAAATCAGGAGCAAATGTATATTTTTATGATGAGATAAAAAATTTATCATTTAAAAAATATATTCTTAGTAATTTTCAATCTAATAATGATGTAAATATATTTCATGGATCATTAGGTCATGGAAGACAATTAACTCATTTACCAATTTATCCAGGTGTATTTTTAACTATTGATAATTATGAATGTTATAATTATTATGGATATTTCGGTGATTATCTTCTTAATGAAGATTATATGATGATGGCTTTAAATGATGTATTAAGAAATAAAGAAAAAATATTTAATAATTTTATTAATACCAGTATATTTATTAGACCTTCAAATGGATATAAATCTTTTCCTGGACAAATGTTATCAAATCATAATTTTGATTCAGATTTTAATTCATTAATTCATTCATATTGCGGATTAGATATGAATACATTAGTATTAATCGCAGATAAACAATTATTAAAAGAAGAATATAGATTTATTGTTGTTGATGGAGAAGTAATATCTGGTTCACAATATTTTGATGAAAAAAATATAAATACATTTAATCCTTATTATGATAGAATTTGTCAAGATCAAAATGCAACAGATTTTGCAATTAAAATGTCAAAGATATATCAACCAGATTTAGCATATACTATAGATGTTTGCAAAACAAATAATGATGAATATAAATTACTTGAACTTAACTCATTTAATTGTGCATCAATGTATGGCAATGATTATGAAAAAGTAGTTAATGCGATTAATAAATTAGCAGTAAATGAGCATAATAGTTTATTTAAAAATTAACATATAAATCATGAAATATAAACAATGTGTAGTATATGTGTATGACGATTGTCATAAAGCAGATGGTGCTGATTGCAATTTTAATACTTGTAAAATTCGTTTAACTAAAGAAAAAGAAATTATAAATAATACGATAAAAAGACGTACTGAATTTAAAAATTTATCAAAAAAAGAACAAGATAAATGGTGTAGTAAATGTGGTTGTGAAGGTGGTTGTGATTTATGTAAAAATATAAATGATTAAAAATGAAAATAGGAGATGAATTGTTATGTAAATGTAAATTTGGTTATAAAATTACATCTGCTGGAATATTCAAAAAAAATAAAAATTATATAATCAAAGACATAATATATCGAACAAATTATAATTGTGATGATAAGACAATAACAACAATTAAAAATTTTATGATTAATGATAATTATTATTCTGAATATTTTGTAAATACACATTTTTATTCTGAACAAGAAATTAGAAAATTAAAATTAGAAAAAATAGAAATAAATGAAAATAGAAATAGAAAAAATAATAGAAGAAATATCAGAGTTAAATAAATTAGATGGTAAAAAATTTCTTGAAAGATTTATTAAATATAATGAAGAGTATGGAGAATTTTCAGCAGAAGTTTGTAAGCTTATCGGAATAACACAAAAACCATATGATAAAGATCACTTGATTGAAGAAATGGCTGATGCCATTCAAAATCAATTATCAGTTTATTTAAATGTATGTGAAATAGGAAACTTTTTAATTGAAGATGTTTTTAACGAAATTCTTGTAAAAAATCAAAAGTGGAGAGAATGTTATCCAAAATACACAAATAAACAAACTAACCTTCATTCTTCAATTTTATCAAAAATTAGAGAATCTGATATTGTTTATGTAAATAATAAAACAATAAAAGATAGATTTAATAATCCAGATATACTTGAATATAATATATTATCTGATGATAATTATGATATTGTCTCATTAGATCCAAATAAAAGAATATTAAAACTTGTAACAATTATTTAAATATGAATGAAGATATAAAATATCCTGCTCATGCAGTTTGTATTACTTGTGGTTCAACAAAAAAAAATGATGAAACATCTTGTTGCATAAATGGACATGATGATTGGCTTGAAGATATAGATGATGTTCATATATTTTATCATGCTACTATTAAATTAGGTGTATCATTAAAAACTATCATGGACGCATTTGATAATAACACAGATATTATAAAAGAAGATATTATGTCAAATAAAAAAACTAAAATAAAAAATAACGCAATTCGTTATAAATTAGCATTAGATAAGGAAATTCAAGATAATCCTGATTATTGTTTTTGTCAAGAATTATTGGGATTAGAACCTGATGTTGATTTTGAAAATGATAAAGAAATAGGAAAAACAGATCCTATTGACGGATTTCCATATTGGAATTCAATTGGTTATACATTACCTATTTATATATGTAAAAGATGTGGTAAAAAAGTAACTCTAAGTACGGTATATTAAAATTATGAAGTATACCGCAGAAGAAATTTGTAATGAATTACATTTAGATATAAATGATATATTAAACATATATCCATATGGTTCAAGAGTATATTTATCAAATGATGAATATTCCGATTATGATTATATCATAGTTTATAAGAAATCATTATTACCGAGTGGATCATTTAAAGATAATGCAATATCATCAGTTGATAAAGAAATTCAAGGTTCTTGTTATTCAAAAGGCGGATTCTTAGATGCAATAAATAATTATCAAATGCCAGTATTGGAATGTTTATTCTTACCTGAAGATATGATAGTTAAAAAAACTTTTGATTTTAAAATTTCTAAATTTGAAGAAAAAGAATTTATTAAAAAAGTAATATCATTAGCATCATCAAGTTGGCATAATGCAATACTATCATATAAAGATGATAATTTTGAATATGTTTCAAAAAATATTTATCACGCATTAAGAATATTAGATTTTGGTATTCAAATAAAAGAAATTGGTATAATATCAAATTTTAGTTCAATGAATAAAATTAAATTACAAATATATGATGATGAAAATATTTGTACTCCAAAAAATTGGTATGATATGTTTATTGAATTAAGTAATAAACTAAAAAATAATTAAAAATGAGCTTAATAAGTAAAATTTTTGGTAAAAAACAAATAATAAAAGGACGACGAGGTTTTTATCGTGAAGAACTTGAAATAAAATCTGCATATCGAAAGAATGTTGTTATTTTATATGTTATAGAAATAGAAAGATTTGAAAATAATTTATCTAAAGTAGCATTGGAATATATAGAAATTGAAGCATGTGATGATCCTGATAAAATTGATTGGTTAAAAAATTACGCAAAAAAGAAATTTATATCAATTGTTAAAACCGATAAAGTGGAATGGTTAATTCCTACATTAAAAAATGATAGAAAAGATAAAATTTTAGAGATAAATAAAAAATAATTATGAAGAAAAAACAAAAATATCCTCAAGAATATTATAATATTACTACTACACTTTGTAAGACAGCAGATGATGATAATAAAACAGAATATAAATCTAGAGTATATGTTGAAGAAATTGATAAATATAAAAATGGAATATCTAAAATTAAATTAATAGACATAGAAGTATTGTCTGGCTTTGGTATATTTCAATATGATTATGTCAAAAAAGCTATAAAATTAAAATTTTCATTCATTAAAAATACTTCTGAAATTGAATGGTTAGTAAGTGAAAATGAGTTAAAAACAGAAAGAAAAGAAAAACTTGATGAAATAAATAATAAAAATTTTATACAAAGATTATTTTCAAAATGAAACCTAAATATTTTTCTTTAATTATGTTTTTAACTATATTAATGATGATTGTAATTTCATCATATTTTAAATCATTAAATATAACATTAAGCTCAACTGGATTTGTATTATCAGTTATTGATGTTATATTATGTTGCATTATTTCTTACACATCATGCATAGTTAATGATATATGGATAAAATAGATTTGATTAAATTAGCATATGCTCTCATTAATGATGCAGCATTTAAAAATACATCTGTAAATAATATTATACATACTATACAACGATCTTGTATTTATGAAAAAATGAATTTTGAAGAATTAAAAATATATTTAAATATAGTTCAACGAAAGAGAAAATTGATAGAAATTAATAAAAAATATGGATAGAAAAATATTAAAATTATTAGCAAGTAGAATAATAAAAGAGTTCTTTGTTAAAGATAATTTAAATGCTCTTGAAGTTTTATATAAATTACAAACATTTAATAATTTTAGTGAATCTGATTTTTCTGAATTAAAAAAACAAATAATTATAGAAGAAAGAAAATATAAATTAATAAAATTAAATGAAACCGAATATTGATATCCCAGGACTAGCTAAATTTATTGCTAAAGAAATGTTTGTTTTTAATAAAACAGATTCATTTGATGATTTGAAAAAATTAGGTGCGTTTAATAATTATGATATTAGTAAATTAGAAAAAGAAATAATTATAGAATTACGAAAATATAAATTAATAAAATTAAATGAAACCGAATATTGATATTCCAGGACTAGCTAAATTTATTTCTAAAGAAATTTTTGTTTTTAATAAAATAAATGTAATTGATGAATTTGATGAATTAGGTACATTTAATAACTTTTGTTCTGATGATTGGATTGAACTATGCAAACTAATAAGTTTAGAAATAAGAAAATATAAATTAATAAAATTAAATAATGAAAACGAATTATAAATTTTTCCTTAAAGGAGAATTCAGATTAAAAGATTAATAAAAAAAATAATAAGTTTAATAAAAACTTCAAATAATAAAAAATTTATAATAGTTTTAGGACAGAATTCTATATCTGATGTTCCAACTGATATTCCAACTGATGTTCCAACTGATGTTCCAACTGATGTTCCAACTGATGTTCCAACTGATGATATACCTCACGATATACCTATACCTGAATCTACGTCTGAAAATAATATTAAGGAAATTGATAGATTAGCGTATAATTTTTATGTTCAAGATTATATGACAATATATCGATATCATGATGATAAAGGTCCAGCGACTATGATAAATATTATAAATCATTATAAACAAAGAGGAAATTTATATCATCAACATGATTCAATAGATGAATATTATGAGCAAGCAAATCAAATTTTAAGAAAACAAAAATTAGAAAAATTAAATAATTTATGATAGAGCATAATATTTATGATGATGAGTTAGATAATTGTGCATATGCATGTTATAAAAAATATTATAAAAAAAGAAATCATGATAGTACTTCTATAATAGATAAAGATTTCTTTATACGTCATAGAAAAATTTTATCTGAATATTATAAACAAGCAGAAAAAATTTTAAGAAAAAAGAAATTAGAAAAAATAATAAATCATGTTCAATAATAAAATTGAAAATATAGATGATATTGCATATAAATTATATGCAAAAAAGAATTTCATATGTGGTAATATTACACGTAGTCTTTCTAAAATTATTTTTGAAATTAGTTATGATAATGATTCTGAATATTATAAAAAAGCAGAAATTATTATAAAAAATAAAAAACTTATTATAAGAAAAAAAAATTAGAAAAAATTAATAGAATAGAAAAAATTAATAATATATGTTCAAATTTAAGAAGAAAAAATGAAAATATAGATGATATTGCATATAAATTATATATATCTGATATCAAAGAAATAACTGGAGATAATTATTCTATATATTTAGATATGAATTATAAGTTGCTCAGTATAAACCTATTTGTAGCTTATCGTCATGATGTATTATTTGGTGATTATTATTATAAAAAACAGAAAATATTATAAGAAAAAATAAATTAGAAAAAATTAATAGAATAGAAAAAATAATAAATCATGTTCAATAATAAAATTGAAAATATAGATGATATTGCATATAAATTATATGTTACTAATATTACAAATATATATTTAGAACAGCATATTTATAGAAGTGTTATATATCTTGATTTTAATTCTTTTATTTTTGATTCAATTTTTGAAAATAACTATGAAATTTATTATAAAATTTATTATGATAAAGCAAAAAATATTATTAGAAAAAGAAAAATAAAAAAATTAAATGATATTTAATAAAAATATAGGAAATTGGTATAAAAAATCTACATATTTAGATGATGTAGTTTACCAATTATATTTAGATGAAATAAAAAATACTAACGATGAAAATTATCCTGGTTATCAAGAATATTTAATTGCTGTTCATATTAAATATAAAAATAATCAAATTGAGAATGCATATAATATAGCAAAAAATATTATAAGAAAAGAAAAAATTGAAAAATTGAATGAAGAAAATATTTAAATATACAGAATTAGAATATATTGCATATGAATTATATAGAACAGATGAAAAAATATTAGATATTAAAACTTTAAATATTAAAATATTTACAATTTGCCATGATATATTTAAATTTGAAAATGAATATTATAAAAAAGCTGAACATATTTTAAGAAATAAAAAATTAAAAAAATTAAAAAATGAAAATTAAAAGAGAACAATACGATAAGTTATGTAATGAAAATGGGAATTTTTACATAGATGATTTTCCAATTAGTTCAAATCAAGATATTATGTTTGAACTGTTTAATCATTTACCTTCACATGAGAAATCATTAGCAATCGAATGGGGATTTAATGATACAGTATTTAAAGATAATGTTTTTGAAATATTATGTAAATCTCAATTAGGAATGACTTGCGTAGAATATTATAATAGTGATATCTGTAAAAATTATTTAGATAACGGAGAATTAATAGAATTAAATTTTAAAAAAATTAAATGATGATTGATCAAGAAATAATAGAAAATGAAAAACTCATATCTGATTTCATGAAAGTTGAAAATGTATTTCCTTATATTTGCAAAAATGAATATTTTGGTATGTATATAGCTGAGGATGAATATGGAACAATTGACTATACTCATAATGGAATAAATTGGTTAAATTATAAATCTTGGGTAAATATAATGTCAGTCGTTGAAAATATTGAAAGTGTTTTTGAAACTGAAATGAGTAAAGAATCAATTGATATTACATCACATTATGTTTCATATTCACATTATAATGATAATTTTGAATGTGAATTTAAAATAATTGTAGGTTGTTATTTAGAATCTTCAGAAAAAATAAAAGCATCATCAAAATTAGAAGCTGTTTACATAGTTGTAACTGAATTTATTAAATGGTATACAAAAAAATATAATACTTTTAATTAAACGTTATATAAAATATTTAATATATATTGATAAAAATTATTTATGTATATAAAATTATTTTTATTAATATTATGTTTATTTTCATTAAATACAATAATATGTTCACAAACATATATAACATTTACACCATCTTTAACAACAATACAAGGTACTATATTAGATAAAGGAAATTTATCATTTGAAGTAGGACATCAATTTGATGTTTTTAGTGTAGGTGCAGTTTACGGTAAATCATCATTAGCTAGTGAAAAAAAAGATACTACATCTTATTTTGAAATTAGAACTAATTTAAATATTTTTCAGCAAGGTAAATTTACGAATACATTTACTATTGGCGCAGGATATATACCTTTAGCAAAAAATAATTTTTTGACTGAAGTAACATATACAATAGAATATTCATTATCTGAAACATTTCACATTAATATATTAGCTGGAAATTATTTGTATAGTGGATTAAAAACAACAAGTTCTGAGCCTTTTGTTGGTATATCTTTAACTTATTATTTTAAACCATTTGTTCAAAAATAAATATTTTAAAATTTATAAAAAAACTTCAAAAATATTTTTTTATATCAAATAGTTTTATTATATTTGCACTCAATATATTTATTAAAAAATTAAACATATGAGAAATATTAATTGCATTGATTGGAATAAATTTATATTTATCTCAAAAGGAGATTTTTTTGTTAAAAATAGTGAATCATTTTGCAAATTAATTTATAATACATATAAATTATCAGATACAGTAGAAAATACATTTGGATTATTTGTGGGAGTTATTTATGAAAATAATGATAAGGTTAGAGGTTTAAATAAACATAAATTTTGTCATAATGATTTAATCGTAAATGATGAACTTAATTATATTAAAATTGAAGATGCTTGCAGATTTACTGATTTTGATGTATATTATAACGGAGTTATTGTTAATGAATTAAGTTATCTTGAACTTTTCAAATTATCTGAATCTATCGATTAATATTAACATTTTAAAAATTAAAAACTATGATATTATTTTTTATTATTTTATTATCTGCTATTATATTATTTGCTATACCATTTTTCGTAGACGATACATGGTATTTATCCATATTTGGAATATTATTATTAATTTTTGGAATTGGTATCGGATGTGCTATTAGATATGATAAAAATCCTGATGATGATACTTATATTGGTTTAGAAGATGAATATAATTATGCAACATCTCATGATTCCATTCCATTTAAATTTAAATCAGATTTATATAATAAATGCTCAGATTTTAATAAAACTTTAGATAGTTATGACAACTTACATGATAATATTTGGATAGGTTTTTATTATCCTGATCTTGGCAAAAAAAGAGATACGATGAAATATTTTAATTTAAAAAAATACAATAATTATGATAGAATTAGAGAAATATGAAAATGCTTTAAGAGAGTGCTTAATTAATGAATCAGGATTACCTTTTAATCAATGGTGTTCTCAAACTCGTTCAGAGTTAGCTCAAGAATCAATTGATAAAATTAAGTATTTTAACAATGAAATAACATTACATAAAAATGAATTAGTTATTGATTCATATAAAATTGTTAGGCTTGTAGATGTTGATGAAGATGCTTATGATTATTATTGGGTATATGATGAATGGATAGGAATGATGAATAGTAAATTATATGAAGCATCATGTGTTGGCAAACATACATTATTAAAAGGCTTTTTACCTGATAATGAATATAATGAATTAGTTAGAGTTTGGAATTTAAACCAGTCTGAAAAAGCAATATAAATATAAATTATATGAAAAAATTTATTACAGTAGAAATACCAGAAAAAGATAACAATGGACACCGTCTTGCATGGTGGATGCCAGATATGTGTTTAACTATAATTGATATTTTAGAACAAGAAAATCCAGAATATGATTTTTTACAAATTGTTACTACTGGAAATTTAGCATGTAACATGAAATTTGCATTAATGAAACTTAAACCACTATTTTAAAATAAAAACAAAATGAAACTAGATTTATTATATTTAATAAAAAAGGCAATGCTATCAAGAAATTCATTTGAATTAGGCGTGCTAAGATTGATGAAAACTGAATTTGTTAATTTCGAGAATTCCGCAAATGCAGCTAAATTAACTGAAGTAGAAGAATCAAAAATCATTATAAAAATGATAAAACAAAGAAAAGATTCAGTTGAACAATATAATAAAGCAAATCGTAGTGATTTAGCAGAAAAAGAACAAGCTGAAATTGTTTTTTTAAGTACATTTTTACCAAAAGAAGCATCAAAAGAAGATATTTCGGCATATGTAATTGAAGTTGTTTCTAAGGGCGGCGGTAATATGGGATATTATATAAAAGAAGTCAAATCTAAATTTCCAACATCAGATGGTAAATTTGTAGCAGAAGAAGTTAAGAAAAATATGATATAAAAATAGTGATATATAGGTCAACTAAAAATGACCTATATAAAATGAACTTGGAAAATACAGGAATGATTTTAAATCCAAATGAAAATTTGGTAGCATTAATTAGAAAAAATTTAGAAAATAATTGTGGGTATTGTACTTGTGCACAACCTGACGTTTCTTTATTTGACACATTATGCCCTTGTAAAAATTTAAGATTATATAATAAGTGTTATTGTAATCTTTATATAAAAAAAGAGAAAATAATTTAATTATTTTCTCTTTTTTATTGATAATTAAAATAATAACGTTATCTTTGTATTTGATAATTATAAACTAAAATATATAACATTATGGAAGCAATTTATAGTACAAGTGATTACATTGAAATGATATTCATGTTAGTAATGATGATAGTTTTAACAATTGTTATTAAATATATTCATGGTGATTTTTCAGCAGAATCAATTGAAATTGTCAGCAATGATGAATTATCAATCACAAATGATAAAGGAGATGTAATTGGTAAAAAATATATCAATACATATAAATATACATATAAAAATGGAAATGTTAAATATAAAACTAAAATTGTTAAATTATGATAACATCACCAACCAGATTAGATGATATAGCATATGAATTATATGTGAATAATAATATTTTTAAAAGACATGATCCACTATCATCAATTCATTTTCGATATAGTTATTATAATAAAAAGGAATATAAGAGAAATATCTTATATAGATATTGAAAAAATTTATAATCGAGCAACAAAATATTTAAGAAAATTAAAACTAATTGAATTAGAAAATGCCTAAATTATAATGAAATGTATAACGATAGAAAATTAGATGATATCGCATATGAATTATTTTCAAATAGTTATATTAATATAGGATTACTTGTACCATTAGGAAAAGATAGTGTATGAGCTTATCTATTCTTAATTTTTTCTTCAGCCGCTCATTATAATAATAAGGATTTAAAAAAGAATAATAAAATATGAAAAATTTTAAAGGAATAATAGTAAAGATATCAGAATCAACAATTTATCCGACACCTTATGGATATGAATATAAAGCAAAAGGTTGTTATGTAAACAAAAAATTTCTAATTGTTGTTGGACATTTAGAACAAGATAATACAATAAGAATTAAATATCCAATGAAAGATATTATTAATATAGAAATTATAACATAGTTATGAAAGCAAATAAACAAAATATAGAAACAGTAAATGGATTATCATTCAGGCACGCTGCACAAATTGTTAGACGTAAAATGATGTCTAAAATATATACTGATAAAAATGATTATAATAGGAAAGATAAATCTTGGAAAAATTTACTTTAATTAATCATAAAAAACATTAAATAGCTGATTTATTTATATATAAATCAGCTATTTTTTATTACCTTTGTACTTGATAATTAAACATAAAAAATATTATGGAAGATAATAAAATTTACTGCCCTGTATGTGGATCTGAATTAAAAGTCACTCATCGTGATAATTATGAAGATATTCAAGATCATGTATCATGTGATGAATATAATACACCTTCTCTTAAAGATGGTTATCAATGTGTAAATAAAAATTGTTTAGCATCTGAATATGGTTTTACTTGGATCTCTGATGGAGATTTGTATATTAGAACTGATTTTTTTCCACCTGATGTCACTTATTATATGGCTAGTACAAGAATAAAAGAATTATGTGAAAATGGAAATACTTATGCAAAAAATTCTTGGAATTATTATTATGAAAAAGGACGCAAAGCAGTCGAAAAAAGAACTATTAAGATTAATATTTTCAAATTAACAATTGATATTATACCAAAAACATATGGCTATAACTATCCAGATAATAAACGTGATATGCCACGTTTGATAGGATGGAAATTCGAATTTTGGAAAAAAACTGATGAATATAGTTATAGCTGTATTATTCCAATCAATAAAATGATAAAACATAACATTAGTGTTTTTAAGAGTACTTCAATAAGATTAAAAAAAAGTAAAGATCCACTTAAAATGAAATCTGAAATTAAAGATGCTGCAAATATTATTAAATGTAATAATTTATGGGGTGTAAAAAATGATAAAAATTATGCAAAAATTTCATCTTTTATTATAAACACATTTTATAAAAGAACAGCTAATTATATATTAGAAGTAAATAAAATATTAGAAAAATAATTTACAATAAACTACAATTTTTATTATTATATATAATAATAAAAACATATGACAAAATTTGATAAACGATTAGAAACGTCTAGATCTATATTAAACTCGTTAATATCATTAGGTAAAATTACAATTAATTCAACAGATGAAACTATTGATAATTACGTGATATTATCAGTTGATATATCTGATAGACTTATTAATGAATTAACAACAGTAAATACTGAAGATAACTCAAAAATTATTAATGATAAATTTGATTATTATGAATTAGGAAATAATGAAGTTGATAGAATAATGAATCTTCCTTATGATAATTTAATTGATATAAATTTAAAAGAAGAATTATTAAAAGAAAATATTAATATTGTAGAAAAATTTAAAGAAGACTATTATAGTCATTTAAATGCTCTTTTTTTAAATGTTATACTTAATAGATTACATAGTTATCCAAATCATAAAAATGCTGAAAATAGAGCATTTGAAGCTCGTCAAGCTACTTCTGATATTATATATGATTTTAGAAATAAATTACAAAATAAATAATTTAACTAATTTTTATGATAAAGAATTTTAATAAATTTACTGATAAATTATATGTAGATTATTTTTCATATCTATATGAACTTTCACCAAAAGAATTGAAAGATTTAATAGACTCAACGAAAGAAGTAATGCAAAATGAAGTATGGCATCCAGAATATGACGTTTATGAACATATTAAATTGGTAGTAAATAGATTACATAAAACATATAATGATATAAATTTAGATTTAGCAGGATTATATCATGATTTAGGAAAATCATCTACCACTGAGTGGAGTGATGAAAAAAAATCTTGGATTGCTCCTGGACATGAATATGTGTCTTGTGAAATGCTAGAAGATCAAGCAAATTTTGTAAAAGAAATGGTAGGAGATTATAAATTAATATATTATATAGTTGAGAATCATATGAAGATTAAATATTTAGATAATTTTAGAATTCAAAATAAAATTGAAATTTTAAATAATAAATATTTTAACGAATTGATGAAATTTGATTCTGCTGATTTTGGTGGAGATGAACTTAATTGTAAGCCTATTAGAGATTTATCTGATATAAAAAAAGAGATTCAAGATTATAAATTAATTGAAATAGAAAATAAAGAAATTTCTAAAAAATTTAATGGAAATATAATAATGGAAATATATCCAGAATTAAAAGGTAAAGAGTTAGGTAATGCTATAACAAAATTTAAAGAATATATTTTTAATAAATTTAATATTAGTATTAGAAAATATATTTTAACTAATAAATCCAGTGATATATTAAATGAATTTGATTTATTTATCAAAAAATAAATTTATTGTATTTAAATAAAAACCAAATAATTATATAATTATTTGGGTTTATCATTTATTTTATGTATATTTGTAATACAAAAACAATAGTAAATATATTAACTTATGATATTTAGAACTGAGATAATAGAATATGATTTATCATTTGATAAATATCGTGAAACCCGTAATATGCCTTTAACATATAGATTAAGATTATATTTATATAATGGCGAATTAATATTAAAAAAACAATATTTTAAGTTTGGTGTCAATGACAATGAAAAATTGGATGAATGGTGGATTTGTAAAAACGATTTTGATTTATTATGGATTTCTATTATAACTAGGAAATTTGATGATAATAAATATATGAAAGAATTGGAAACTAAAATATTTGAAATATTTTATGATGAATCAGTTAAAATGACAGAAGAAATTAAAAAAGAAATTTTAAAACATACAAAAAAATGAACAGTAAATTGTTTAATCAAAAAAAAATAATAAAGTTTGTTGATAAATTTAATAGAAGAAGAAAATTACAAAATATAAATAAAATAATATGAGTATAACAGCTAAAATGATTTGCAATCCAGGTGCAGGTAAATTTCGCATTAATGGTAGTTCATTTTCAGGTACAATTGAAAGCGCAAAAATGAATCCTTATCAAGCAGAATTATTATTGAAAGATATGAATATATCAGATATTGAAAGATTTTTAAGAAAAAATAAATTAAATAATATTAATAATATTAATAAATAATTATGCCACATAAATCATCTTGGACAACTGAAATTAGTAATGAAATTAATATGTCTACATCAGATAAAATTGAGAGATTTATTAACTATGCATCAAAAGAAGTAATCAATAATTTATTAGAAAAATTTGATATTAAAGATGTTGAAAATTTTTTAAGAACTAAAAAATTAAAAAATTTATCAAATGAATTATAATTTAGAACATAATATAGATGAAATAGCATATGATTTATATTTAAAATCATGTGGTAAGAATGAATTTACAATTGGATTTAGTTCTTATTTATATATTAGATATTATGGTAATAATTCAAGTAAAATAATACTCGATAATTATATTAAAGCAAATAATATTTTAAGAAAATTAAAATTAGAAAAATTAGAAAATGTTAATAGATAAGTCAATAGGTAATTGGTGTGAAAAAGGAGAATCAGATGATATAGATGATATTGCATTTCAGTTATATTTAAATTATTATTATGAAACATATAATTCATTCAGTCAAGCTGAACAATATATGTTTATGACATTAAGAAAAGACCAGCAACGTGATAATGCTAAATTATATCGATTTTATAAAAAAGCGTATAATATATTAAGAAAATTAAAATTAGAAAAATTAGAAAATGAGTACAAATTATGATGATATATATTCAAATCTTATTATAGATAAATCAATAGGAAAATGGTCTAATGATCGTTTATATTCTGAACTTGAAGATATGTTTTATCAGATATATATTCATTGGTATTATCATGAATATATTATTGATAATCCTTATGACAATCATTCATTAGAATCTCAATCTTGGTTTATATCTTATTTAAATACATCAGAACATAAAAATGATGGATCTTATGATTTATATTATAATAAAGCAAATAGCATATTAAGAAAAAATAAATTAGAAAAAATAAAAAATGCAGAATAATTTCAAAACTGTTGATAAAGCAAATAATTTCAAACCTGGTGATAAAGTAATATGCATTAATATTCCAATAAATTCAAAATTAATTATTAGTGCATTATACACAATATATGATGCGAATAACATTTATGTTAGATTAATTGAGGATGATAATAAAGGTTATTATAGATATTCAAGATTTAAACCAGATATTAAATCAAACAGAAAATTAAAATTAAAAAAAATAAATGAATAGCGAGGATGATTTAATTGAATATTTTATAAAAAAATTATATATAACATCTGGTGTACCAAAAAAATATTTATATCCTGATCCACTTGATTCTATTAATTTTAATGTAATTTTAAAATATGTAAGAAAAAAGAAATTATATTATATAAAAAATAATAAATTGAATGATGAATAAAAAATATGAAGAATTAGAAAAAATTAAATTGGAATTATCTGAATTGAAAATTAAATTCGAAAAATTAAAAAATGATTATGATTTTATTAAAGCTGAAAATAATAATCTAAAAAATGATATTGCAGTAAATTATTGTATTGATAATAAACTTTAAATATTTTTAAAATGAAAAAAGAAGAAAAAATCAAATTAGATGACGATGAATATAAAAATCATAAAGATGAACTTTTTGATATGTATTTTGTTAAAAATATAACAATTACTGAAATTAAAAATAAATTACAATTAACTAAAACTAAAGTTTCAAATTTTATTTATAGATTGAAACATGAGTTTTCATCAATTTTCAAATATAATGAATATTATTTTATATGGAGTAAAGATGAAAATTATCCTACTACCTATTCAATTGGAATTAAAGGATATTCAAATAAATATGAGAATTTTACATATAGAGTATTAAATTTTAAAAAATAATATGAATGATAAAAAATTATCATTAATCTATGATAAAAAACAAAAAGATTTTGTAGTTAAATATCCACGTAGTTGTGATGGAGCACTAGTAATGAATCATATTTGCGATGATATTCTTAAATATACCATAAATAAAAAATATCCTTATAATTTTGATGTTACAAATTTCAAAAAAGAATTGGAAAATAGAGGGTATGATTTAACAACTTTAAAATTTAGCATCGAATTAAAAAAAGATATTAAAAATTTATAAAAATTTTGGATTGTTTTTAAAATTATATTACCTTTGTAAATAAAAATAAACTAAATAAATATGGATTGGTTACTGATGATTTTAAGCTTGTATTCTTACTATTTAATTTGCAATAAAAAGAAAATTGGTTTTATTATAGGTTTAATTGGAAGTATAATTGGTATAATATTTTTTATAAATATAAGTACGTCTCTTATTATTATGTATATATCTTTTTCAATATTAAATATTATTGGATATAAAAATTGGAATAAATCTAAAAAAATTGGAATATGATAAAAGTTAAAGCAACTCAAGACGAAAACGGACATTGGTATGTTTTACCAAACGAAATAGTAGATGATTTTGAAAAAGATGGACAGAATGAAGATTTTGTTGATTCTGGTAAATTTGATAATAAATATAATAAATATAGAACTGGAGGAGATTTAAATCTTATTCAGTTGTATGCTAATATATAAATAAATGGCTAGTGAAACTGCAGTAATTGCAGATATAATCAGTGAAAAATGTGGCAAGTAGGAATAAAAGTAGTTAGTAATGACAAATATTCAAAAGATATGATAGGAATTATTTGGAAAATTACAGATGAAGCTATTCACGTTAAATTTGGTACTAATGAAGAAGATAATATTACATTTCAAAAGTTTTTTTTCAATCCAAAACATCACATGCAATCAAATATATTAGATTTAAACTTATATAATAATTAATTCATCAAAAAATGGAAGAATCAATCGCTTTATTAACAATAATTGATATTTTTTCTAAAGAAGGTTTTATAATTAATGATAATAATGTCGTATTTTGTAAAGAAGTACCATCAATTGATGTTATTTTAAAATGCAGTGACATCAAAAAAAATGGATCAATTTTTTTAATTTATACTTGTCATGTCTCCAGTAAAAATACTATATCAAAAAGAGAAGGAGTTAATATTTTTGATAAGGATGATCTTAAAGCATTAGCATTTAAATATTCAAAAAGAGCATTATATAATTATTTAAAATAAAAATTTATGAACATTCAAAGTTTAAGCATAGTAGTTCCAACAAATAACAAGTGTGTAAATCATTGTAAATTTTGTGTAAGCAGAACTCACACAAATCCGTATATTGATAAAATAAGTTATGTAGTTAAAGAAGATGCTGAAGGTAGTGATACAATTGAAAATTCTATTGAATATAAAGATTACTTCAATCGCTTACAATTTGCTAGAGATAATGGGTGTAATGTAGTTGTTCTTACTGGAACAGGTGAGCCAGTTCAAAATAAAAAATTTTTAGACTTTTTTTCTGAAATAAATTCTAAACTTCAGACCCCATTTAAAAGCATAGAAATTCAAACTACTGGCGTTCTATTAACAGATGATTATCTTAAACATTTAAGAGAAATAGGGGTCACTACAATTTCTTTTTCAATTTCTAATATTTTTGATAATGATAAAAATTTAGAAATTATAGGTTGTAACGAGCAATTAAAATTTGATGTTTTTGATACTATTAAATTGGTTAAAAAATATGATTTCAATTTAAGATTATCATTAAATCTTGTAAATGATTATGATAATTATTCGGTAGAACAAGTTCTATCAAAATGTAAAGAATTAGGAGCGGATCAAATTACATTTAGAAAATTATATAAATCAGAACTAAATAATGATATTGATAAATGGATAGAAAATAACGCAAGTAAAATTTTCTATGATAGATTAATTTCATATATGAATGTATATGAAAATCGTAATGCAAATAAATTTTTAGGAACTCTTCCTTTTGGCTCTAGAATTTATGACGTTTATGATATGTCTATCTGCATTGATAATGACTGCATGGCGTTAGATAAAAAGGATACATTTAAATATCTTATATTAAGAGAAAACGGAAAATTATATACAAATTGGATAAGTAAATCATCACTTGTTTTTTGATATAAAAAATTAAAATTATGAAAAATATAGAAATTACAGAAATTACAAAACAAAATGAACTTGTGTTAAAAATTCACAATGAAATAGATACTGCTCAAGATAGATTATTAGAAAGAGCAAAAGATCAAAGATTAAATATATCTAATATTAATTAATATGAATATTATAAGACATAGAATAGGAGATAAAGTTGTAGCACTAACAAATCCTCAAAATAATCTTTGCCAGCCTAGAGTAAAAGGAACTGTTTATACTGTTATTGATTGTACATATTGTAGTAAATGTGGAGTACAATCTATTAATATTGGAGAAAGAACTGAAATAGAAGAAGGAGAATGTAATTGTGGTTATATATCAAAGAATAATGGTAAATTTTGGACAGATTCAAAATATTTTGCGAATGTTACTAATATAGAAGAATCATTATCAGAAGCAATAAAAGAAGAAAATTACGAATTAGCATCATCATTAAGAGATTTAAAATATGAAAAAAGTATTTAATATCGGAGATAAAGTAGTATCTTTATCAAACACAGCAAATAACAATAGTCAAATAAGAGTTGAAGGTAAAAAATATATCGTTAAAGATATAATGTTTTGTCCAAAATGCGGAATGCAGTGTTTATATAGATATTATTTTTTGTTGAATTTAATTTAATAAAAATAGAAAAAAATGATATTTTTCTATTAATATATACATTATGTTTTATAAATTACGAGATTACGCTAAAAAATTTAATGTCTGTTACAGGACTGCCTGGAATAGATTTAATAAAGGATTAATAACTGGAGCATTTAAGGACGAAATGGGTAACATTTTAATTCCAGTTAAAGAAATGGATCATAATAAAAATATTAACGTGGCTTTATATGCTAGAGTATCAAACAATTCAGCAAAGGAAAATCTTAATAGACAAATAGAAAAAATAGAAGATTTTTCCATAAAAAATGGATATATAATAAAATATAAAGTGACTGAAATTGCATCAGGTATGAACGATACTAGACATAAATTATGTAAATTATTGTCTAAAGATGATTGGGATATACTTATAGTTGAAAATAAAGATAGATTAACCAGATTTGGCTTTAATTATATAGAATTATTATTAAACTTAAACGGTAAAGAAATTATAGTAATAAATCAAACTAATAAAGATAAAGACACTAAACAAGATTTAATATCGGACCTTGTTAGTATAGTTTATTCCTTTACTGCCAGAATATACGGATTAAGAAAAGGACGAGATAAAGGAAAGCAATTAAAAAATATAATAACAGATAATGTACCTGACTGAAATACATAATATAAAGAAAACAAATAAATTATATAAAGAAATAGATGATCTGTGTTTTTTGTCTAAAAACTTATATAACTCATGCCTTTATTCAGTTAGGCAATACTATTTTATCAATAAATTATACCTTAATTATAATGCTGTAAATCGTATTTTTATTGATACTAATCAACCAGATTATATTAAATTACCAAGAAAGGTTTCTAATCATGTTTTACAACAAGTAGATAAGTCTTTTAAATCATTCTTTAAATTACTTAAGATTAAAGATAAATTAAATGGTAAGCCTAAAATACCTTATTATAAACATAAAACTAATGGCCGTAATATATTATCATATGAATTAGGTGCTATTTCACACAAAGAATATCTGAATGGTTATATAAAACTATCAGGTACTAATATTATAATACCTTTTATAAATAAAGATAGAGGAAAATTAAAAGAAGCAAGGATAATTCCTTGTTTGAATTCATATAAGATAGAAATAATATATGAAGTCACTGAAAAAGAATTGATGATAAATGATAATAAAATAGCTATTGATCTTGGAATTAATAATTTATGTGCAGTAACTAATAATATTAATGAAGAATATTTTATAATCAATGGTAAACCATTAAAATCAATAAATCAGTATTATAATAAAATGCTTGCAAAATATAAAAGTGATTTACCAAAGAATATTTATACATCTAATAAAATAAGGAAATTAACGAATAAGAGAAATGATAAGATAAATTGTGAAATTCACAAGGTCACAAAATATCTTGTGAGCTGGTGTGAGGAGCACAACGTATCAAATATTATAATTGGATATAATAAAGAGTGGAAAAATGAATGTAATATGGGTAAGAAAAACAATCAAAAGTTTATTCAAATACCATACCTTGATCTATTAAATACATTAAAGTATAAAGCAAGGTTAGTAGGAATAGATATAATATTGACGGAAGAATCTTTTACCAGTAAATGTTCGTTTTTTGATCATGAAGAGATGAAACATCATAATAATTATCTCGGAAAAAGAATTCATAGAGGACAGTTTAAAACAAACGAAGGATTTAAAATTAACGCAGATATGAATGGATCATTAAATATATTTAAAAAAGTAGTTCCCGAATTTATTGAAGGGAATAGAGGGTTCGCAGTCAACCCAAGAAAAGTCACGTTATAGACTTCCTAAAGTTTTTGATAGAAACTTTCTATAATTTTCTATTTAAAAACAAACTGTATTAATATTGGAGAAGTAGCTAAATTTAAACAGGTTAGATGTGAATGTGGTGAATTCCAAGATAGTCGTAATAAAGCTTGGACCAATTCTATTAATTTTTCAGATGTTGATCATATTGAAAAAGAACTGAATGAATCCGTTAAAGTAGAAGATTATGAAAATGTAGCATTTTTAATAGATATTATGATAAAAATGAATACATAATTATGATAATATTTCATATTTGTACTATTATTTCTGATATATGTGCTATTATAACAATTCTTTTATGTAATGCCGCTATATTAAATAAATTAACAGAGCCACATGAAAATGTAGAATGTTTATATAAATATTCATATAATGAAAATTATTTAGGTTGTAAATGGTTTTATATTTTTATTGTGCTTAATGTAATATGTTATTTGTTTTATAAAAAAATTAAAAAAATAAGATTACTAGATTATTATAAATATAAAATTAATTTTTATGAAGATTTATTAATTGATAAAGATTTTTATGATAAAAATGAAATAAATATTTTTAATAAATATATTAGTAAATATAAAAGATTATTAAAATTAGAACAATTAAAATAAATTAAATTATGAAAAAAGATAAATTGATACCATTTTTTAAAATAATTGGAACATTTCAATTAATATCATTATCAGCAATTGTCATGACATTTTTATTTAATGTTAATTATATTCAATCTAATTGTATGTATTTTATTACGATTTCAGTAATAATTCAATTATCAATACTAATTATTTCAGCATTAGTTTGTATTATTGTATATTTTATGATGCAACTTTCAAATAATAAATATGAGGAATTTAGAAAAAATATTCCTGAATATATTTATAAATCTGAAATATATTCAACTGAACCTATATCAGACAAATCAGAAAAAATAATCATATCAGATATAACTGATAACTGTTATATTAATGGATATGGAAATTATGATCCTAATAATCCTTAATTTATGTCAAACAATAGTCCAGATTTACCTGAATATGTTTATATTCATAATGTTGAATATAATACAATAACAGAATCATTACCATTAAAAAGTGATGATTTAATTGTCATTTCAATTAATCCGTTAAATGATAAAGCATTGAAAGTTAAATTGTCAACTATTAAAAAAAACTGTTATATTAATGGATATGGATATTATGAACCGTAAAAAAATAAAAAATAAATATGGAATATTGTAATGTTGAGATTCAAATTGATTTATTTGATTATAAACGAAGTTTTTTAAAAAATATAAATACTGATGATCTTGAATATGAATTAAAAAGGCGTAAAGAAGAAGATATTTACATTAATGATAAAAAAATATTATATCATGATATTGATATTGATTTAAGTGATTTTGAAACAGATATATTAGATAAATTATATAATGATGAATTATCAAATGAATTGAAAAATAGAGGATTTATTGTACTTGGAAAAAATGAATATCCGCCGACAAATTTAGCAACAAAAAATGATATTTGTAAAATATTAGGATTGAGAGAATGGTCAACTAAAGAACAGATTCTTAATGAACTAAATAACATATTATAATATGTTTAAACAAGGAGATAAAATAGTTAATAAATCAGGTAATTTCAAAATTTATACATTTAAATCATATTATCACCATAATATAGAAGCTAATGCATTTCTTGTTTATGAAGATAATAGATTCCATTTCTTTGATGATTATTTTAATGATATTAAATATGAGTATATTTTATTATCTGAATATAGAAAGCAGAAACTTAAAAAATTAAATATATGCTCACAAATTTAGATATTAAAAAAATTAAAATAGGTGATAATGTTATTTGTATTAATATAGCTATTACCAGTAATCTTTTGAAATTAAATAAATCATATGAAATTCAAGAAATTCTTCTTAACACCAGTGGTAATTATTTATTTAAATTAGTTGAAATCGATAAGTATCCTTTCTTAATTGAAAGATTTATACTTGATTTAAAAACGATAAGAAAAAATAAATTATCTAAAATCTTAGCTAATGATTGATATAGAAAATATTAAAATAGGTGATCTTGTTATTGTTATTGATAATAGTAATATTTTTTTGAAATTACATAAATCATATGAAATTAAAGAAATTATACCTTTTTATGATATCGATGCTTATTTTCATTTTAATATTTTAAAAATGATGAACATATATTCAATTGATAGATTTATATTTGATTTAAAAGCAATTAGAAAAAATAAATTATCTAAAATATTATATAATGCTTGATTCTAAAAATATTAAAATAGGTGATACCGTTATTTGTATTAATAATACAAATAATGAAAATAAATTAACAATTAATAATAAATATACAATTAGTGAAATATTTGATATCAAATACTTAAATTATAATAGATATTTTGTAATATTATTAGAAACTGGTAATATTAAATATTATTTATATAGATTTAAGTTAGATATTAAAACTATCAGAAAAAATAAATTATCTAAAATATTATCTAATGATTGATGTTAAAAATTTAAAAAAAGGAGATTATGTAGTTGTTATTAATAACAATAACACTATATTAGAATTAGATAAAACTTATAAAGTTAAACAAATTTTATATAGTATTAAATTTGATAAATATTATATAACTTTGATTGGACATAATGATTTAATATATAGATTTAGAAGATTTAAATTAGATATTAAAACAGAAAGAAAACATAAAATAGAAAAAATTAAAAATTATGAAAGTATATAAAATTTATGAAACAGCATATAGATATGGTGATGAACAAGGTCCTGATGAAACAATTTTTTCATCACCAGAAGTTAGAGATGATTATTTTAAAGAATTATTTAAAATGTCTAAAGAAAATAAGGATTTAACTGAGAGAGAAGTGAATTAGTTTGGTTAAAATATTTAAATGTTACAGATAAACTTATAGAGCGTGAATATGAGTTTAAGTTATTTGGAGAAGTTATTTCTATATCATATAGTTATAATAAAAATATATATTCAAAAATTAAATAATATGGCCGCATCAAAAGATAAAGTTAAAATTGAAGATGGAGTATATAATTCAAATTGGACTGCATATAATTTAACAATATTATCTAATGAAGATAATTCTGAATTAGTAACGGTAAAAACAATTATGGGAGTAAAAGGTATTAATATTCTTGAAAAAGTTGAAGTTAAAAACGGATTAGTATATTTTTGTTTTAAATGAAAATTATGATAAATAAAAAAGTTTAATATAAATATTTAACTATTTATTTTCATTTATATGATAAATATTTACTATCTTCGTAAATATGAAAATATTATATTAATAATAACTCATTAAATATTTATAATTATGAAAACAAAAAAAACTAATTTTGTTTCCTCTCCTAATTTTATTTCTTCTATGAATTGCGGTCATCAAAATTCAGATGATGTATTTGATAATTATATAAAATCAAATAGTATTTGGATTAAATTCAAAAATAAAAATAAAATTCCAGCTAAATATATCACAGATGAAAATAAAGATTTATTTATTTTCATGCTTAGTTCTGGAATGAACGCTGAACAAGTATTTTTAAGTAAAATTAAAGAATTAGAAAATATATGCAAAAAATAACAAGTTTATTGGATATCAATTATATTATAAATAATAGAGTTGATTTAAAGGATGATAAAGGTTATGTGATACCTTTTGTGAGATTTATGAGTTACTCATTAATTCAAGTTGTGAGATTAATTAATACTGGAAATTACACTTATAATTTAAAATAAATATGACAAAAGAACGATTAATATCATTTGAAACTGCAAATTTAGCAAAACAAAATGAATGTAATATTAAATGTAAAAACTATTTTGAAGATCTTACAGATTGTATTTTCAGCGGAGAAAATAAAGAAGATTCTATATTTGATTGTAAATTTGATCACCCTAATATATATGCAAGACCTACTCAATCAGAGCTTCAATTGTGGTTCAGAGAGCATGAACAAATATTTATAGAAATTAATACTGATTGTACTACAGAGCCTAAATTTTGTTTTAGTATTGATAAATTTATTGGTAATCCTTTAGATTTATCTGAACGAGAATGGTCTTGGTATCATCATAAAGATGTTATATTTTATTTATATCGTAGTTATGAAGATACTTTAGAAGAAGCATTAAAAGAATCATTTAAAATAATTAACATTTAACACTTAGAAAAAATATGAAAACATTAAAAATTTATTGCGGAGTAACAATAGAAGATAAATGTAATATACAACGCCATCCACTAACTGAAGTACAAAACGCTACAAATCTTGTTCGTAATTTTAAAGATAATTCAGAAGAAATTGTGTATTCAAATTCACCAGATTTTGTTTCCATGATTAAATATTTATCACCTGAATATGAAATTGAAACTGAGTTCTTTCTTGACGGAATTTCTACTGGTGATGATATTGAAATGATTTTTGAAGATTTTAATAAAGCTTACGATTTAATGGATAAACTAATAGATAATGACGAATATGAAAAATGAATTTGATTTAACAAAATTGCAAGAAGTAAGTAGTATTATAATGTTTATTTATTTATTAGTACTTACAAAAGAGACACATGATAACAATAATAATGAATAATATTAATTTTTAATAATATTTAAATAAAAAAGAGCAAAAATATTTGCTCTTTTTATTTATTTATGCATTTGCATCAACTATTGTCATTTTATCATATATGAGCCTTTTAGATGCATCTGAGGCAATAAATAATTCCTTGCTATAATTATTATATACATAAGTTGCGGAAGTAAAATCTATACCAGAAAAACCATCACAAATAGTGTTCATTGTAAAATTACTTCCAATTGAATTATTATAAAAATTACTTCCAATTGAATTACTTTGAAAATTACTTCCAATTGAATTATTTTGAAAATTACTTCCAATTGTGTTCATTGTAAAATTACTTCCAATTGAATTATTACTAATAAAATTACTTCCAATTGAATTACTTTGAAAATTACTTCCAATTGAATTATTTTGAAAATTACTTCCAATTGTGTTCATTGTAAAATTACTTCCAATTGAATTATTACTAATAAAATTACTTCCAATTGAATTATCATAAAAATAACTTCCAATTGAATTATCATAAAAATAACTTTCAATAGTGTTACTTTGAAAATAATTACCAATAGTGTTACTTTGAAAATAATTACCAATAGTGTTACTTTGAAACCTACTTCCAATTGTGTTATAACCACCGTTATAACCAAAATAACTTCCAATTGTGTTAGTACCAAAATAACTTCCAATTGTATTAGTACCAAAATAACTTCCAATTAAATTATTGTTAGAATTACTTCCAATTGAATTATAATTAAAATAACTTCCTATTGTATTATAATTAAAATAACTTCCAATTGAATTATAATAAAAATTAATTCCAATTGAATTACTTTGAAAATTACTTCCAATTGAATTACTTTGAAAATTACTTCCAATTGAATTATAATAAAAATTACTTCCAATTGAATTATAATAAAAATTACTTCCAATTGAATTACTTTGAAAATTACTTCCAATTGAATTACTTTGAAAATTACTTCCAATATTATTTTTGCTAAAATAACTTCCGAAAATAACATTATTAGAATCATTCATTAAATCAGTTTCAGATAAATCTGGAATTTCAATTATATTTGAATATGATGTATCATAATAAGACCAATCACTCCACATATTATAGTCTACATATTCACTTGTACATGGAATATTTATATATCCAATGTTCCAATTATTTTCACTATTACTTACATAACTCAAATTATTCCATTCAAATATTTTCCACACATTTTCATTATCAGTAGATGGATTAACATTAATTACATTATTAGATAAACAAACATATATAATTGTATTATCTGTTGTAACTACATTATTTTTATTATAAGTTGTACCTGAATCCCACATATTAGTTACATCAATCTGCCATCTACGAAACTTAACGTTTCTAAAATCAAATGGTATATCATTATTTTGTAATGTATCAATTCTTCTATAAATATAGCCTTTTGTACATCCAGGAAC